CAGCAAGCAGGCCGTGGTTCCGACGCAAATCTTCGAAGTCGCGCTCGATGCCGGTGCTCAGATCGGAAAGCTTCTTCTCCTGCTCGCGCGCTGCCTTCTCGTCGGCGAGCTGCTTCTTCAGTTCCTCAACGGAGGTTTGGAGCGGCGCCACGCGCTGCTCAAGCGGATCAGGCTGATCCAGCTCGGGGATCTCGGCTTTGGGATCGAACGCCTTGTTGGCCTCAAGCAGCTTGCGCCGCGCGACGGGATTCTTCATCCACGCACCGATCTGCTCACGCAGCTTGCGGTTAGCGCGAACTTCCTCCTCGTCCACTTCGATAAGCGCCATCACTTGGTTCCGATGCTGCTACCCGCGTTCGGGATGTGGGAGATGGTCATGGCGGGCGACGACGCCTGCGCCGGCAAGTGCGACTTGCGTCCCTGAATGTCATCCGACTCCATATCGACGCGCACGATCTGCTCGTCCGACTTGGGGATCGACTTGGCGGGATTGTGAAAAAGGCTCATTCGCTCGACTCCTCAAACAGCGTGGCCGCGACGCGGCCTCGCGACGTGTTCAACCGATCGGCCGGACAAATGCTGTTCGCCGGACAAGAGCGGCGTGCCGGGCAGCGTGTCCTCGCGCACCATGGCGGTCGCCGTGTTCTCGTACTTGGACGGCATCTCGTCCTTGCACTTGAAAATGTCGGTCATGCAGCCATCCCTTGCGGCCCGGCTTGCTGGCCTGCGCCCCCGGCACCACCCTGCTTGAGCGCCTGCATCTGCTGGTTCGCCTGGGTAGCGCGCATCATGGTGTTCTCAGCCATGCTCTTCTGCCCGGCCGGCGTCACCGACCCAGGCGGCACGTGCTTGGCAAGCGAACCAAGCGCCTTGAGCACCGCGGCGCCCGCCTCGGACGTGGCGCCGAGCATCGGGACGAGCTGCTGAAGCTGTTCGACAATCATGCCGAGTTTCTGGAGTCCGGCGGCCTCGTACCCCTTATTGGGCGTCGGGCCCGTCGCCGACGACACGCCCATGGGGGGAGCTTGCGCTTGAGCGCCGCCGGGCATTCCAGCTTGCGGGGTAACGGGCACTGTGTGGCAGCCTGTTTACTTGCGCCGGCCGCGTCGCCCACGCCGATTGTACGTCAGCATAGTGACTCTCCTGGTTGCGCGTGGAACTATTCCCACGGTTACGCTCAAGAATCCTCGCTGCCCTTGTGAATCTCAATAGACTTTGTTATGGAAGTTCTAGGAGCTATCAGGACATCCTTGCGCGCATGCCATCCATAGACCAATTCCTCGATGTCAGAGACTGCGCCAGGATACTCAAAATGAGCACGCGATTCGTCTATCTTGCACTGCGTTCAGGGCGAGGACCGCGCTACCAGCGTTGGGGAGGCGAAAGAGGCCGCTACCGGATACGCTACTCCGACCTGATGCGATGGGCGCAAAGACCAAACGGAAAGGAACGCTGATGTACTGCCTCACCATCTGCTTCGGACCGGCGGCTACGACGTGGGCGCTGATGTTCAAAACGGAAGAAAAAGCGATCCAAGCACTGCAATTTGTCAACGAGCATGTGGACGGCAACTTCACTGACGATTTTGGTCAGACAATCGCGCTAAAAACATCCGAACTTCACGGCGTCATGCTCGAAGACCTCAGCCTCAGCAAGCTCGCTCACATCGAGCGCGCACTCCACCAGGCGCGCATGCAAGCCGAAGGGCAAAAAATGGCGCAGACCGACCCGGCGCTCATGCACGCCGCACGAGGACCAAACATCATCTCGCCGATGATGGGAGGCAATGGGAGATTTCCAACTTGAAAGCGAGGTGATGCCTTTTGAAGACCGAATGCCTCTTGATGCTCCTAGCATTTTGCAATGTGGCGACCGGCCATGCCTATTTAGTAGCGGCCCCGATACGAAAGTATCGGGGCTAGTGCTTTCCTCCTCCTACCTGCCGCAGCAGCACCTTCTCCCCGACTTCCGGGTGCTCCTGCATGAGCTTCTGCATGAACTGCGCCTTCTCAACCTTGCGCTCGCGCGCCGCGAGCTTGGCCGCCTCCTTGTTCGGGTAGTGCATGTTCTCGAGCACGTACTCGTCGTCTACGATCCCCGACTTGTGCGAAGCAAAAATAAGCTGTTCGGTCTCGCTCGCAAAGATCGGACTGGAGCTGTGACTATCCACCGTCACCCGCCAATCGTCAGGCAGCTCCGACAAGAGAAAGCGCGTCTCTTCACACGATTCAAACGTGTCGCCATTCGTCCAATAAAACCGCCCATCCTTCGCCTCCATAATCGACAGCGTAAGATCGGCCGAATCGGCGCACTGACGTTCCACTAAAAGAGAGCGATCACGCAGCGTCGGCGAAGCCGTCTTGACCAGCGTGTCGGCGTGCGCGCCGGCCCGCACGCCAGGCTCGCCCTGCCCGCGCATGATCTCGGGAAACGACCCCAACTCGTTGATCTTCTGCTCAAGGTGCTGAATCATCGGCAACAATTCAGACGGAAACTTGGGCGTCAAATCCTTGATGTCTGACCCTGCCCCTTGGTTCAAATAACCGGCGATTCGCGCCTGCGAGTACAACTCATCCGTCATCCCCGACTCGCCAACGAAACCCAAAAACTTGTCTATCTGCTGCCCTATCAAGCGTCGCGCGTCAGCGTACCACTCCGACAGCAATCCCTGCGGCTCAATCAAATCGGTCAGCTCGCTGCGCCCCCAAAACCAATTCGTCACCTCGTTAGGCTGGATTAGACGATAAGGCTGAAGCCGAGAATCCTTGATCAGCAAGTTCGCCCTGGCAAACCGCGGCGCGATGACGATGTCGGGATCAACTACGATGATGGTCGTGTAATCCTTCTCGTCCTGCACCCACAGCTCGTGGACCTTAACGACCGGCGCCATTACCTGCGGCCCCATGACCGCATAATTCGGATCGTTGCCAAGCTGTACGATACCGCCCGGTGCTGGCTGCGTCGCCCCCTGAAGCCCAGTGTTTAGCTGCGACGCCGACAGAACCTGATGAAAGTAACTCGTCATATCCGACATCGACGAACCGGTTGCCGCGTGCGCCTTGATGCGGTCGTAAAGCTTGTCCGCGTCCGGCATGTGCCAGATGCGTCGCCACACCTCGGCCAGCGTCATCACGGTCGTCTCGCACAGCGCGATCTGCTTATTGATGTCGTTCTCGGCCTCGTTGTAGACGCCGAATCGCCACGGCAACACGAGTTTCTGGTAATACCGCGGCGTCTCCTTCTCGCCCTCAACCTGCACAAACTGCTTGAGAATGGCAGCGCCGTACTTGAGCGCCTCGAACACGCCAAGACCGAACAGAAGGTCCGTGTTGCTGCGATCCCACTGGCGGGTCAGCGCACGCGCCGCCACCTTCGCCCGCTCCATCTCACGCTTGGGATAAAGGTTCTCGTAGTCCAAGTCGAACTTCAACTCCACGGGGCTGTAGAGATGCGCCGCCGACCGCTCCAGATGCTGATGCATCATGTTGACGAGCGACTTGGTCCCGTCGTAACGCCCGGTTTCAGTGATTGCGTTGAGAAGCCGGCACTGCGCCTCGCGCGAAGCCGCACTCACGCGGCACTGCTCGATCGTCTCGTTGGCAAAAGCGAGCAGTGCGCGCTTCTCGGCGGGAACACGGAGCATCAGACGCGCCGCCTATAACCAGGCTGCAACACCTCGTTGGCGGGCAAGTCGCCCACCTTATCCCACCCCATGCGCTCGGCGTGCGCACCACGCAGCGCAGTCTGCGTGCGCGCACCAGCATTGGGGAACGGACCACCCGAGACATCAGTGCTGTACTCCAACCCCGCCGAGTAACCCACCTGCGCATTGGGATTGCGCGCACGGATCGCATCCATGTTCTTCGTAATAACGTTATGAACCACTGGCGCTGCCACATCGCCCTCGTGGCGCGTCGGCGCGAGGTCGGTGATCTTGAGCCCTGACATCTCGGAAACAGGGACGCCCGCCATCTCAGCCGCCATCTCGGCTCGCCGCTCCGACCCACGCTCCATATCACGATAGACCTTGTCGCTCGCTGTCGTCGAAGCGTGGCGAATGAACGGTACGACTATGTCATCGTCATCCCGATCGTGCCCCACATAGGCGCCGCACAGCATGCAGTTCTTGGGCATCCCCTTACAGGGATCCCACGCGAACTTGCCGCGACAGTCAGGGCAGCGGAGACTAAATGCCATTTTAATGACTCCGGTGGCCCGCCGGCTAAACCAAGGTCACCCAGGGCTCGATCTCTCCGTGTAGGTAGAGACCCGTAATCCTCAGCGGGCCGCCACAATCATCTATAACGCCATGACAACCTCGCCGCCTCCGCCTGCTGGCGCACTCGTGCACGCTGCTTCTCGGCAAAGAACGCCTCCAGCTTGTTCTTGTTGAACAATTGCAGAGCCCCTTGCATTGTCAAGGCCCGCCGCGCCGCCTCCGCCTCGCGCGTGAGCTTGCGCATGATCAAGTTCTTTCTGATCTCCTTCTGCCAATAATACACCATCAGGGCCGCAGAAACAGCCCGGTCGTCCTTCTTGCCGCTCGGCGCCTCGATCGTGTCGCCGTCCTGCGCGAGCGTGCGCATCTCTTCGATGAGGTCGGTCGATCGCACACGGAACAACCCCGAAATCACGTAGTCCCGCAAGTGGTTCATGTACATGACTTTGAGATTAGTGTTAGTCTTCATGTGCCAGTTCTGGCCCGCCGCCATCCCGTCCGGCCGTGTGTAGATGAACGTGCGCACGTTGCGAAATATATTCTTAAGCCCCTTCTCCTCGATCTCCCGCGACTGGTAGCCGTTGTCGATCTGGTGCCGCAGGCTCTTGATCTCGTTGAACACCGTCTGACCCGGACCATTCAGCTCCAGCACATAGCGCACCTCAGCCTTCTCGGACCCACCGTACCAACCCATGATCGCCGCGAGCATCCACGCGAACTGCTGCGGTGTCGGGTGCGGCGAAGCGAACTCGGCCACCTGATCGATGCCGTCGGCGTAGCAACGCCCCACCTCGATCGAGGAGCGATCGTTATGCTCATTCTCCCCGAAAGCGGTATCGACGCCGAGACAATAGACGCCCTCGGGATCGGGCTCCTCCCACACTTTCATCTCGGTCAGCTTCACGGAGTTCGTCCGGTGCACCATCATCCGGGAAAACTCGTCGCCGGGCGTAAAGTGATAGCGATCGAAGCGGTCGGAGGCGGAGTAATGATACTGCGCCGTGAGCTTGTCGGCTGGAATAAACTGCGAACCCGTGATCTGAAACGCCTCGTCCTCAGTCCACGGCTGCTCCTGGATGCGAGTTGTCGAGCCCTCGTACTCGGTCGTCGTGTCGGAATCCGTCTCATAGACAGCCGTCGGGTCCATCTTGCGCCTGATCCAGGCAAGCTGCTCCTGCGTAATCTCGTGCCCGTACAGCTCGCGCACCAGCCTGATCTTGGCAACCTCGCGCTCGGTCGGCAGCTGCTCGCCGTAACGCAAGAAGTCGGGATCGTCGCGACCAATGCACTGGCTCGGCTTGGACCACCACCCGAGGAACACACAGCAAGAATGCGCCTTGTCCCTGCGCGCCTCCTCCCACATGTCCTGCCACTTGTTGGGACCGCGCGCCGTAGACTCGTAAATGTAGAGTCGATCGGGGTTCACGTCCGACAGCGACTGCTCGAACGCCTCCAAACCCTCATCGTTGTCGTAGGAACACAGCTCCGATAAAGTCGCGAAGGCGAGGCCAATCGACCGGCCCAGCGTACCCGACGACTTGGACTTCTTGACGCCGGCCGACTTAAACAAAATCTTGGAGTTGTTCTCCAGCGTCAGCCCCTCGCGGTTGCCCTCACCCGCCCCCTTGACGTGAGGAAACTTGATCGACTCGGGCAGGTCACGGATCATCGCGACCAGCTCCTGGCGCGCATTCTCGCGGTTGGGAGCGGTGTCGAACACCAGCGCACCGGCGAGTCCGCGGTGGATGCCCAGCATGAAGACCGTGAGAGCACGGACGATAGTGGAAATGCCAAGCTGGCGGGATTTCAGAACAAAGATGCGATGAACATCCCGCTCCAGCGCGTCAAAAATCTCGGTAATGAGCTTGATCTGCCCGTCATAAAGGTTCTCGCCCAGGCAGATGTGCCCGTCGTCCTTCGAGTCGATGCTGCAAGCGTTGAGGAACTGGTAAAAGGCGGCTTCCACCACACCGCGCTTGCGCTTGGACCATCCTGGCATGCAGGATGATTACTACTCCCAAGCACGGACGACAATAGGAGCGCGATCGTCATCGCCTCAAGAACCCCGCCTGACTCTGCCGCTGCTGCGCATCAAGCGCCTGCAACTCCGCGTCGCACTTAGCCTTGAGCATAAGCCAAAACGTCATCCCGTCCTGCCGCGCATCGAGGATGACGGTCGCGATCGGGTTGCCGCAATCCTTTGGGGGCACCACGACGAACGCTCCGCCGAAGCCAGAGGCCGCATTGCGGTCGATCTCCTCGGCAACGCGGAGAAAAAACTCCGCGTTGGAGGGAGGCTTGGGCTGCTCGTCAGCCACGAACTAGGGACCGGGGCTAGCCGGTACGGGCTGAGAAACGTGCGTAGCGTCAGCCGTATCAAGTACGATGTTACTCGGTGTCACGTCTTGCACGATATCCACGACCAGCGTCGCCACCTTCAATCCGGCCGTGTCAGACACGGTGACCGTGATCCCCGGTGAAACCTGCACGAGTGGCGTGAGAACAATGGCGGGATTGCCACCCTTATCCGTCCCAACCGCAGTACCGAGGCTAGCCGGCTTGCTGGAAGTTACCGAGAACACGTCCCCGGTCGGAACCGGCTCGGTTGTACCAGCCGCGTTCTGAGTCTTGATCGTGATGGTATCGATCTCGTCGTTCGGCAGCTCATAGTTCGGCATCAGCTTTCCTTTCTTGGTTCGCGTTGGCAGTTCAAGCCCTATAACGGTAGGCTTGTGGTAAAACATGTACAGAGCTTCAACCAGTTGCTGAAAAGCCATGGTTCCTCGGTCACACACTTCTGCCTTGGCGCATTTCAGCAACAGTTCGAGCATCATCGAGACGATGCTTGCCGCGATCAGGATCGCCAGCACCGTACTCTTGCCGATAGCGTTCAAACTCATCAGCCAGCGCTCTCACCGACGCAGCGTATCCAGGGTCACAGAACTTAAACGCCTGTTCCGCATACGCTCGCAACGCAGCCGGCGCGCACGGGTCTCGCGCTCCAAGCGTGAACGACGGCCACTCGACTACAGTGCCGTCACGTCGCTTCACCAAATACTTACCTTCCGGCGTCGCTGGATCGTCACGCCAGAGCCCGTGTATCAGAGGCTTCTCATCCATTTTCCTACCTCACGTAGCGGTGCGAATAAACGTTCTTGACCTGCGCATTGAGCGCCTGCCCCACCGACGGCGCGTTCGCGATCTGCACAGCAAGCTCCTCGGCCACGCCCACGTAGGCGCTGACACGACCACTCTGCCACGTCACGAGAAGCTCGTTTGAGTCACTGTCGTAGCCAACCTCGGCGACGTGGGAGGAATAGACCGGCTGGGTCCAACTCATTTGTCCTTCCTCTCCCAATGCCGACACCACCCGTGCGAGGAAATCCTGCCCTCGACGAGGGTGCACAAATACGGCTTCCTGAACATGGAACAGCCCTCGCACTTATGCAGCGCCTTCGGGTTATCCTGATACTTGGCCTCGGTCTTGGTAATTTTCATTTTACATCCGTCAACCGCCAGCCCTCAATTAGCGAACTCTCGGCTTTTCCATTACACACCCACGACACCTCGTAAGAAACCTGTTGCGGACTGCGATAGTGCACCGCCGTTATCACCCCGACAAGTTCCCTACATCCGTCCACATAGACGCGATCCTTAATCGTAAAAGCCGTGTCGATCTTAGGCACTAGCGCGCCATCCCATGTTCCTTAGCCGCATCCACCATGATCTGATGAACCAGAGGGAGCAGCACCTCGTCGGTGTCCTCGACGGTCTCGTCGGCAAAGAGGAGGAAGGGAATCTTGAGGAGCGGCCGGCGCGCGGGATCGTAGAACGGGTTGCCCTCCGGGACGCGCCATACCAGGACGCGCCTGCGGTCGCGGTTGTGGTCGCCCAGCGTCCTGAACTCAGCCTCCATCTCGTCCACGACACCCACCGCGCGCTGGCGGTTCTTCGCAAACTCCTTCGCGGGCAAGCGAATGCGCGCCCGGCGATCGGGGTGATCGGCGAAGAACTGGGCGTCTTGATCAGTCATACCCGCCTCGCGCCCTAAACAAATCGCGCTCCAACTCTTTTATCCGCCTCGCCGCCTCTTGAAAAAGATCGTGCCAATCGGCCGCAAGCTGATCGTAGGTGCGCGGGCTCAACGTGGCTTTAACGCGTTGGTCGCACTTGGCCGCCGCCGTCTCAAGCCGCATCACGAGATCACTCATTGAGCTTCTCCTCACGCTTTCGCGTCGCCTCCATCTCTCGCGTCGCCTCCCGCAAAATACCGTAAACGTCATGACACTCACGGTTCAGCCTTTTTATTTCTCGCGCCGCCTCTTGCAGAAGAATACACACCGCATCAACCTGTATGTAGTAATTAGCTACGTGCGCGAAACCTTCGCTTTGTTTAGCGCACTTGGCCGCCACCGTCTCAAGCCGCGTCACGAGATCACTCATTGAACTTCTCCTCACGCTCTCGCGTCGCCTCCTGCAAAAGACCATAAGCGTCTTGACACTCACGGTTCAGTCTTTTTATTTCTCGCGCCGCCGCTTGCAGAAGAACGCGCACGGCATCAGCCTGTATATAGTAAGTAGATGTCTTCGCGAAACCTTCGCTTTGTTTAGCGAACTGAGTCGCCACCCTTTCAAGCTGCGTTACGAGATCGCCCATTGAGCTTATCCTCCAACGCTGACGTTATCCCCCTGAACACGCTCGACCAGCTCTCGCCCTGGAGCTGCCTGAAAATACGATGCTTCGGCGTCCACAGCAGCTTCTCGCCTGCGAGCCCGACTCGGTAGTCACGGCCGCCCCACGAGTACGGTATCCAGCATTCCTTCCCTACGAGCGCCGCGATGTGCCCGAGGGCTGACTCGCAGCATATCACAAGGTCAAGGTCACGCAGGAGAGACACTGTGTCCGCCACGTCGCTGATGTAGGGCGTGAGGTCGCGGATGAACCCCGCCGCCCCGACATCGTGCATCTCCTTGCCCTTCTCATCCTTTTGAAGCGAGTAAAGCTGCACGCCCGGCACGCGCAGCAGCTCGAAGAACTGGGTCACCGGAATGTTGCGAAAGCGATCAATGTCGTTTGCGGGCGAACCCGACCACGCGATGCCGACATGCAGCTTCCTGTCGGGAACCTTCCAGGTACGCGGCATCCCAAAGACGGGCGCTTCTATATGCTTCTGGCTGACGACCTCGCTGTTACCCAGCCCAAGCGCATAGGGCAGGCTCACGAACGTCGTCCAGTAGTCGGCCGCCGGAAACGGCGCTGGCGCCGGGATCAAGTTGACGTTCGGGAGGTGCGCGAAAGCGTGAGCGAGGAGCCGCAGAAGCGCCGGCTGAATGAAAAGGTGAAGGTAGCGAGCGCGCTTGGCGGCGGCAGGAACGAAGCGTGCGAATGACAGCGTGTCACCCAACCCTTGGTCCGCCGCCACAAACACGGTCTTGCCCGGCTGGCCTGCCCACTTCTCGTAGGGAAACTTAAGGAACTGCGGCAAGCGCCATTCAAACCGGCGCTCGAAGTGCCTGAAACCGCGCTCGTAATCGCCGTTAAACAGGCAAGCAAACGCAACCGCAATCTCGCAGTTGGCGTTCTCGGGCGCGTCCTTAGGGCACAGCTCCCAGCACTTCTCGGCCGCCACCTGCATGTGAACGCTGTCGCAAAGGTGCGACCGGATCAGCGACATGTTGAGCCAGCCGAGAAAGTGCGTATCGTCGAGCTTGAGCGCGGCATCGGTCGCGGCTAGCGCTTCGTTGGTACGCGCCAGCGAGTGCAATCGCCAGCCAAGGTTGACGAGGGCGCGCACTTTCTCGTCCTTGGTCATCTCGCACTGAAGAGCGAGCCGCCAGTTGGTGATAGCGGCCTCGTAGTGGTTAAGGTTCGAGTTGTTGTTGCCGGCCTGAAAATTTGCTTCGTACCACGTCGGATCGGCGTGGCAGGCGGAAGAAAAAAGCTGGTAAGAAGTCGTGAGATGCCGCGGGTCGGTCGCAGTGTTGTGGGCCTCGACGGCTTGGTTATAGAACTTGACAGCGGTTGCGCGATCACCCATCAAACAGGACTCCAAAAAGCTAACCAGCAAACCGCAACGAAAACAATTAAGGAGACGACTAGCGAAATCACGCTAACCGCCATTTGCAAATCCCACTCTGTCATTTCTAATCATCCTCATCACCTGCGTCGCCTGCACCGGCTTCTCGCCACGCAGACGCACGCCCATCTCGTTGAGGCGAGTCGCCACACGGTGCGGGCGCGCATGCAGCTCGCGCCAGAGCTTGGCAGTCAGACGAATAACCTCTTGCTCATCCTCGCGGGGCTCGAGCACCGCCTGCCTGCCCTCGCCTACAACTTTGAAGCCGTAGGGCGCCTGCCCGCCGATGTGACCGCCGTTGCGCCGCTTGCCGGCGCGGCCCTCGATCGTGCGCTCGCTGATGCGCTCGCGCTCGAACTCGGCGACGAGGGCGAGCAAGCCAAAGAACAGCTTGGCGACCCCGTTCCCCGTCACCGGCTCGGCGCCCATGTCGATCAGGATCAGATCGATCCCTCGCTTCTTGAGCTGCTCGGCCGTGAGCATGGCGTCGGAAGCCGAGCGAAACAAGCGATCGAGCTTGTTCGCCACAATCACGTCTCCCGCCTTGGCGGCGGCGAGAAGCTCGGCGCCGGCAGGACGCAAGCCAAGCGAAATCGAGCCGCTGACACCCGCGTCCTCGTAATGGGCGAAGTCGTGCGCGGAGACGCCACGCAACTGCGCAACCGCCCAGTTCTTGCGCCGCTGCTCGGCAAGCGAGGTCGCGCCGTCGGCGGCTTGCTCTGCTGTGCTCACGCGCGAATACGAGAGAATCATCTCAGCACTCCATCAACGGAGGCAAGTACCTCACCGTAACCACGTAGGGCTTATCAGGAGGCGGCGAGAACTCAATCGTGTTAACGAATATAGCACACACCCTTGGCCTGCCCGCTTCCAGATTGCGCTCCAACGCCAAGGGGTTTACGATCTGCAGCACGTATCTATGCAATTGGTTGTGCTTTTGATTACCCTCGATCCACGCTGCCACCACCTGACTATAAGCTGGCAGCTTGTACTTGGTCTTTCCCTTGCGAAGCTTCATGTCGCACCTCCCGTGTAGTCACCCTTACTACACGGACGCCCTGGTGTCAAGCCTCGCTTGCTTGATCGCACGCTGCACGCCCTCCGCGAGGAACACCTTCGGCCGATAAAACTGCCGCATCTTGGCGGTGTCGGCAACACGCCAGAACACGCCTTCGGGCTTGGTCTTGTCCACAGTTACCTTCGCCTTCCGAGCCGCGTAGACCAGAGCTATACGCGCCAAGTCCAAAAACGAAGTGGGGTAACCGCTACCAATATTGAGCACCTCTCCCGGCGCAAGCTTCCACGCCGTCTCCATGACGCAGTCCATCACGTCATCGATGTGGACGAAGTCGCGCACCTGGTCACCCGAGCCCCACACTACTAGCGGGCCCTCACCAGCAACGGCGCGCTTGATGATGCTGGGAAACGGGTAAGCGAGATCCTGGTCCTCGCCATAACCCGAGAACGGACGATAGATAACAATGTCAACGCCACGCTCGACCGCGCGTTGAGCCAAGTACTCGCCGGCGAGCTTCGCCCAGCCATAAGTTGCATCAGGGACGCCGATGCGATCGCCGTCAAACGCCATCAGCGGCTCGCCGAGCGAGCAATGGGATTCTCGCCGCTGGAATATCGTTGGATAGACAGCGGACGAAGAGAAGTAGACGATCTTCTGGCCTTTTTGCGGGTCACGCGAAACCCAACAAAAGAAGTCGGCATCGATCGCAAAGTTCTGCGCGATGGCGAGAGGAGCGCCCTCAATCTTCGCACGCCCGCCCACCACGGCGGCGCAGTGGATAATGAGATCAAAGCCCTTGGACGAACCTGTCGCTGAAAAATAACTGCGTACGGCGTTCTCAGCGAACGTCAAATTGATCTCGTAGTTCGATTTGAACATCCACCTGTGAGGAGGAAGACCTGCGGACATATCGTCCACTCCCGTGACCTTCCAACCGTCGTCGAGGAGACGCTTCGCGAAGTGGCGACCAACGAATCCTCCACAGCCTAAAATTAGCGCGCGCTTCATTCGATCCCCTTCTTTTTTCTCATCCTGCGTCCCAATTTGTATAGCTTGCGCAACGCTGCAGCGTCGTAGTGAGGCGAGTCGTCGATCGACGCAACTGCCGCTTTAGACGCGCGGTAACCCCACTCGTGCTCGTACACGTCGCCCCACAGATCGACCGTGCCGCTCACGACGATAGTACCATCCTGCTCGTAGTCCCTGATGTAAGAACAAGCGCGATGCCTGTTCTTGAACCCGTGCACCCCCTCGTCGATCTTGTTGGGATCGCCCTCCGCCGGCTTACCCGGATGCCACGCGTAATTCGACATCGCAGCGCTATACAGCAGGCCATCGCGAAGCACCCAACAGCGATAGGCGACTACTTCGCCGGCTCTAATTCCGGCGTCTTCGATGGGCTTCGCCGGCGGCGGGGAGACGGTATTGAAGGCTCCGACGGAACCGATGGTCGCGCTGGTAACACCGGGTCCGGGCCAGAGGGAGGAAGGCGGCGGAAGGGACGGCATTTGGACGGAGGAGATACCGCCGGCTCCGGCGCCTGCACCGGGTGGCGCGTTGGCACCGCCACGAACTTTCGCAAGGGTTCTCCGATATAAGCCACGAGCAGCCTCCCATAAATTGACGACGTAGCGAGTGCGCCTCTTAAACGCGCGAATTAGCGGAGAGACGACTCTCTCCTGGAACAGTACCCTCTCGACCTTGCGATCGACAGCCTCGCCCTCTCCCCTCGACCGCAACAACTCGTCCAGATAGCGATCAGGGCAATCGAACAAGTTCCAATCCATGACTACACCGGCGGCAGTTTGTGCCAGTCGAACCACCACTGCGGCGAGAACGGCTGCGGCTCGCGCGATCGAACGCCATAGAAAACCATGCCAGGAGAAAGAGCCGTCAACCGCACATCGCGATACGACACCTGCGCCGGAATGGGAAGCGAGACGAGATCGCGCGGCGGCAGAGTTGGACTAGCGACGTAGCCGCTGTGCGTGTCCTCGACGCGCAGAGAGCCGCCCTGTTTTCCTCCACTCGCAAGCAGCTCGACAGGACCGGAGAGAGGGATCGTCACCGTCGGCGAACCATCAAACAGCGTCAGCCGCTGACCATTCAGCTCGTGTTCAATATTACCCGCGCGCCACGCAAACGGCCCAAAGCCCTGGCTGAACTCCAAGCGCCAGTCGCCCTCGTAGCACGCGCCAATGCCCTCCACCTGGTGGGCGAAGTACGTGAAGGTGCCGGAGGCGGGGTCATGCAGCACTGACCCGAGACAGCCGGCATCCTGCTCGCCCCGCCTGATCGCGGCCGTGCGCGCCGCGTAGGTCGCGAACGCCTCGTCGTTAGCTAGCTGTTCGACCGGCTGGCCGGCAATCTTCAACCCCTGTTCGGCCAGAGGGGGTTCCTGCCCGATCATCTCGACCGGCGAGGGAACGAGGGCGAGCGAAGCAAGGCCGTGAGAGGCGAGCACGCGGTCGTTTCCCCAGTCTGCGCACAGCATACTATCGTGGCTGCGAAACGCCCACCAGCGTCCGATATCAAGGTTCGAGAGGCGGGCGAAGAGGCGACGGTTCTCGGAGGTAAGCGACGTTCGCATGTGCGCGAGGGACAGCGCCGCGGCCTCACGCGTCAGTATCTGGGTTCCCCAGCCGAGATTGTGCATGACGGCGTAACCGTCTCGCTGAAAGAGAATGCGATCCTCGTAAGCTCGCGCCGACACGGCTCCCACCGCCAAGCCATCCGCGGCTCCGCGCTCGAAGAGAGCCATGGTTGGTCCAAACCAGTCGGGTTGCAAGAATACATCGTTCTCAACAAGACCGACATGCGTCCAGTCTCCTCCCTTGAGCATCTGGGTCAGCGCGTAGGCGACCGCCGCATCGGGCCCGCCGCGCACATTGCCGTGCACGATGATGCCATGCCGCTCGCCGGCGCGCATCTGGGTCTCGTGCGGGAACCGCCTGCCCTCCTCCGTCGTCGAACCATCGCACCACATGATATTGGCGCCAGTGGCGAGGAGCGGCTCGATCGTCTGACGGGAGAGATCGATGCGGTCCTTGGATAAGAAGGCGAGGCAGACTTTACTCATCATCCGGCAGCTCGCTACCCAATATGTTTACTACGCACGCCAACAGCTCTTCAGCGCGAACCGAAGCCTGTTCATGCGCAAAATAGTCAAAAGGTTGAAGTCCGTTGCGCTTATCCTGCGCATAGTCATGCCTACTGATTATATAATCTAGCGCCTTGCGCAAATACTGAACCTGATCATAACGAAGCCTAATGTCAAACCAGCGAATTTCAACCGCTTGCAAATCTTCGCTCATGTCATTGCCCTCCCGCAGTCGCGGCACCACGCCTCGCCAAGCTCGGCCACGCCGCTAGGCAAACGCCGCAGCATCTTCTCGGTCTTCCACAGCAGCTGCGCCATCTCAAGCGGGGAGAGATTCGCGGCGAACGTCTCCCGAGCGAGCCAGTCGGCAAACTCGATGACATGCTGCATCCCCCACAACTCGGCCTTCAGATCCTTGACGAGGTCGTGAGAATTGCGCTGCTGCCACACGAACGGCCTGCCATAGTGAACGCAAAGGTTGCGCTCGCACATGACGCGCTGGGCGACGAGGCCGGCGAAGATGTCATCGTAGCGAAAAAATTGCGGAACCATGAGAAAGCAGGGAGCAAGCTCGCGCAGGAAAGCGATGTTCTGGGCATTGAGTGGCGCCCACGTGGTGCGCGGGTCGGAGACGACACCGGCGCGAAGGATTTCCGATACCTGGTGCACCATCGGATGCCGCGAAATGCGATCGACGGCGGAGGTGTCAGGGTCACCCAGGACTGCGCCTTGCGCCACGCCGATACGCGCGTCAACGACGGGCTCGAAGGATTGGAGACCGAGAAACTGCTGGGGAAAGCCACGCTGGCAAACAGGGTCTACGCCATCGGCGGGGAATTGGAGCTGGCCGGGATCGAACCAGCCGCGACCGCTGACTTTTAACCCACTCCACGCACGATTCCACGTGATAGGCGGCGTGCTTGGATCGTCAAAATAAACTTTGTCATCGAACATCTTAAAATAATTTATAAAATATGCAGCACCCATCGGGATGTTGTCGTCGTCCACACTGACGATCAGCTCGGCGCCCCACTTGAGCGCCTCCAGGAGCGCGATGTTGCGCCGCGCGATCGTATTCCAGCCGATGAGGGGGGAGCACTCCCAGCCCAACTCCTTCTGCCTGCCGGGCGAATACGCTTCGCAGTCGGGGATGGATGCGCAAAAGTCGTAAGCGGCCTTGGGGGTCTTTTCGTCGCAAGCAACAAAAAAGCGAACGCTTGGGTCGAAGCGCCGGTAGAGCGCGAGAACGTGAGGGACGTTGATCGTCGTAAGAATGAGCGCAGTCTTCATGGCGGACCAGGATCTCGATCGATCGAATCAGGGATGCGCTTTTTCCGCACTTGCGAGCGCTTCTCCCTCACCTCCCACTCGCGCAGAATCTGCGCGATCTTGAACGAGACGGCGCAGCCCTGCTCATTGGCCGCGCGCCTCACACTTTGCAAGAGGTCGGGAGGAAGGCGGACGGAGGTGGGTTTTTCCAGGCGAGACAGCGCGCAACTCCTAAAAAAGGCCGGGCGGTTGGCGTCACATACGGGGAGGATGTATGGCCGCCCGGCCCGCTCGCTTTTGGGGACGAGCGATGTAGTCAATAGCACTACAGAGGGGGAGGCGTCAAGGGCTCCTTGGCGAGAGCGCGAATGGCGGTGGCAATCTCGATACGCTCCATTGATGGTGAAACTCCTATCGACAGCAGCGATTCTCCGTCTGCCAACTTCGCGCACCGCTCGATCGTCGCGGCTTCGACATCTCGTCGAACAGCGTCGAGACATTCTACGCTCATGGTGGTGTCCTCCAGCTCCCGCACGTGGGCTTCGGCTCCCTCAGCGCGCACTTGAAACGCGCGGATGAGCGAGCTTTGCGTCACAAAGTCGGACTTGCACCTCTCAATCTCCTGTGCCTGTGCGGTGAGGGCAATCACCATGTCAGCGATCAATTCCCACATATCGCCCGGCATGTATGATCGGTTCGCCTCGTGCAAATCAACCTCATGATTTGCATGCGCGATCAATTCTGCGGTGTCGGTCATCCGTCTCTCCCGATGAGAGCGTTTTGAAGCTTGCCGATTTTGGCGACGTGCCGGTCTATCGTTTGCGCGTCATCCTCAATGCGATTGCGGGCCGCCGTCAATGCAGTTTTAAGCCGCTCGATCTCCTGCGCTTGCGCGGCGAGAGCAGCAACGGCTTCCTCAGCCAATGAGGACCACGGAGCGCGGTGCCCATTTTGATCAGGCATCGCTATGTACTTAAGCCGCGCGATCAGTTCTACGTGGTCAGTGATGCGGTCAAGCATGAAAACTTCCCCAATATTTCTCGATCTTGGCGCCCAAAGAAAAAGCCGCCAAGCCGACCTGAATTACGTTCGTAGGAAAAGGTAGTGTCACGCCAACTACGATCACGACTATGAGCAGCGGAATCCAGAACTTGTCGCGGTCAAACATAATCATCTCCATTCGTCCGCGCGATCAGTTCTGCGGTGCCGATCATCGTGTCCCCCCATCGCTTCGCGTCGCTCCGCGATAAAAGCGCGCTTGCGCCGAATTTACGCCTTCCATGACCGCCGCCATGCGCTCCAAGTCGAGGTCTCTGTCGGGAGCGAACTCGTAGCCGTCGAGCAGCGCGATCGCATCGCGATAAGCAGCAATCTGCGCGTCGATGGCGGCGAGCGGCTGCGCGGTGGAAGCGGCCTGCATTTTTAAAACTTGGCGCAGCAGCGGGTTGGCGAAGCGCTTGGCCTTGAGTCGCGCTTCCACCTGTTCGAGCTTCAGCCTGGCGCGCTCAATCGGGCGCTTGGCTGCTTCGAACTTGGCGATCTCCTTGGCGAAGGCTTCGCGCGCAAGAGCGACGAGGTTCATGGTGAGCGGATCGGTGGCGCCGAAGCGCACGTGCTGCTCCACCACAGAAGCAAAGAAACCAACGCAGATCGATACCGCCTTGGAAAGAGAGTTGTCGGCGGCGCTTTCGTCGATCGTACCATCTTGGTCGAAGCGCGCGCGTTTCGCGGGATCGGCGAGGACGAGGTGCGCGCGGGAAAGACGAGAAAACGCCTCGGCGCTGCCGCCGGCATCGGGGTGGAGACGCTTGGCGCGAGAGCGGTAGGCTGCTCGCACACTGGCAGTGGAAGCCGTCTTGTCCACGCCTAAGATTTGGTAGGGGTCGAAGGTCAAGCCATTAACTCCCGCCATACTTTTTCGCACCACTTTGCATCAGCAAGCGCGTTGTGCTCGCTGCCATCTTGCTTATTGAACCGTGGATTTCCTAGGCTATCGGCAAGCTGTTTAACGTCACGACAGTACTTGGGCCATCCTTTTGGAAGATCGATCATGCGCCCAAAAAGCTGGCATAGAACAACCCAATCGTAATCAGCGTAATAAGCCCAAATCTCTGGCTTCTCGCCCATGAACGCGATCAATTCCCGCGCAATTACGAAGCGGGATTTCTCAGGTCCAGACAAGTGAGGCAACACATTGTCGCGCAGCCAGTCCGTCGAGCACTTCTCGCGGGCAAAATCGGTTTCAGCGTAATAAGTGCGCCCATCCTCGGCAACCACGCCGATCGAGATGAGGTCGATGGTGCGACCATCCTCGTTAAATTCAGTATCGAACCAAAAACGCATGCTCTACTCCATCGCGATCCAAAAGAGAAGGCGGTTGATAGCACGGGGAGTGTAGTCAGTACAACTACAATCTGAAAAAATTTTTTATGGTTTTTAGGATTTACGGTGGGGGGAATGCATGGGGAGGACAAAATCCTCACTCGGCAGAACCCATCGTGCCGTCGGTTGTAAAAAAGTGTTGTCTCGCGCGGTTGTTGCAACTCGATTTACCCTTGCAAGTAGAAAGCATCATGTTACCCGCAATTAGCGATTTCAGCGCGCCGAGCGCTCGCAGCCGTTTGATATCTCGTGATAGTTCGTGATAGTTGCAAAAGCTTCCTCAACAAAATCAAGCGGTTACAAGGCGCTTAGCTTTGCGGTACCTTCGCACAGTCTTGTAAGGCCGTAAAGAATTGACGCGGCATTATGTCGCAAATTGGTCGAAAAAGCTCGCCAATGCGCCAGGCGCACGGTACGCGAATCACGATGCGACGAAATTTGATCACGGAAGCGCGAATCGAATGCGAGGAGTATGGTCCTAAAAACCTAGCTGACTGCGCTCCCGTGTGCCGTGCTAGACCTGCTTTCGAACAAGCCGTTATGTGTCTTGTGCCATGGACTAATTCACGTGCGCCTGGTCACCGCAAGTTTCCTGGTGTGCATCGTTGCTTGGTCGATCTATTCGCCGGCCGCGCCCAATACGGCGCTATTCAAGGGTGGCGCTTTGGGCGCCGCAATCCTCCCGATTGGGCGATCGACATGCTTGCGCAGCGCCTCGAAGACGAAGCCTCACAGCGCCTCGCCGCGGCCCGTCTGTTGCGCGAATCAAAAAAGCCGGCCCCAACCAGGACCGGCTTGAAAAAGTGATAGGCGAGGCTCTAATCAGCATCGAGCTCGTCACCGGTATCAGGATCTACATCATACAAATCCCTGATGTGCGCTCGCGCTTCGGCCAAGGTGTCAAATGGGCCACTCCAATCGGTGCAATCCATATAACCGGGCGCAGACAAGCGGCACCAAAACTTACCGCGAACGTGCTCAATTTCGTCGCCCTCATCCAAATCAGCCGCATAGATCGGATGCGGGAACGATTCGCTTTCCCCGTTCTCATGCGTCACCACGTCAAATGGCTCGTTAGTGTAAAACGGAACCATAAAAGCCATGTAACCCTCCCATTAAGCGACACCACGTCGCCACAGCCTCTTATGTACTCCCTAAATATCACCCTGTCAAGCGAATCAAAAAAGCCGGCCCCGACTAGGACCGGCTTGAAAAAGTGACAGGCGAGGCTGCTACGAAGCTATTTCAGCCTCTTCACGCCACACTTTCGCCCATTCTGAATAAGGATAGCCCGGTTTATCCTTTTGAGCTTCACACCATTCAGCACGCCGCAAACAAAGCTCTTTCGTACGGTGTTCTATGCCGCCTATTTGATAACCAAAATCAGATTGACGGTTCATGTAACCCTCCCTTAAAGCGACACCACGTCGCCACAGCCTCTTATGTACTCCCTAAATATCACCCTGTCAAGCGAAGCCGCTATATATCACGCCCATGTCCTCCAATCGTAAGCCGCAATTCGAGACTAGGTGCCCCACACGCCAATAAAATGCGAGACGTTCCCGTTTTCGATCCAAATCGCGACGCGCCCGAAGCTCGCCAGCATCCTTCCCGCCTTCTCCAGCGTGACCGCCAAGTTCCAGATGCAAACGTCTCGCGGACAAGGCAAGCGCGCGATCTCGAGTCCGTCACGCATGATTCGAAGCTTGTGCATGTTCAATCCTCCCCACCAAAAGACAATCGGTAAGCCGCAGCAACACCTTCACGGTTGGCGCCAGCCTTAACCATGGCCAAGGCCGCCGCTTTCGCATAGATTTTGTTTTTTCGAGCTATACGATTCAAGATACCCATGTAAGCGCCGTAGTGGTGCTTAGTAGCAGCCGGCGCAGCTTCAAGCGCCGCAATCGCCGGCCGTAAATCGTTGGCCAGTTCAGCGATTAACTTGGTGATTTCCGCATCCATGTCGTAACCCTCCCTTAAAAAGCCGGCCGCACGTCGCGACCGGCTTGTTATATATGCGGACCATGCCACCCTCCTCACAACCACTTGTGCTTAAGCGCGTAACCAGCGCCACCAAACCACTCGCGACCGGGCTTAGTCCAATCGGGTGGCTCCTTCTTGCCCCCTTGGTGCCAATAGAACTTATCCGCCTCATAGATAGCCTTGCGAAGCGCATTAGCAGCCTCGCCAGTGCCCTCCGACGCCTCTTTGCCCCACAGCGCATAGCCGAGCGAATGAACAATGTGGAAGCCCATATCCATCCCGCAACCGCCGACCACAAGCCCATCGCGCTTGGCCCGCCGATAACCGAGCACAAGCCCAGCCGCATGGTTAGGATGGAGATCGATCGGCCTATCGTTCTCGCACTTGAGCACCACAAGGCGAATATGCCGGCACATGCCCGACCGCGACACGTGGTCAAGGATCGTGTGCACCGTGTCTCCAGGCTTAAGCCATTTGCGCAACAACTCGCGCGCCTCTGTAACTTCCGGCTTCTCTTTCTTGCTTCTATTCGGATGATTTAGCATCTAAAACACTCCGCCCCTGCTGAGCCCTTGTCGAAGGATTGGCCGCGAGGCGCCGGCACGCTCTTTATGTACTCCCTAAATTATTGGGTGTCAACTCCGTCCTCAAAAATTTCAACCCGTATTGAGTCTCTTTCATCTAACGTCTTGATCCAATTAACGATTTTTTCCGCCGCTTGACGCGTATTAGTCCGGACCGTCTTTAGATGATAACGCGTTCTTCCACTCCAGATTCTAATCACGACTACGTAGCGCATTTACTCTCTCCACTTTTTGTTGCACCTGTTTTGGGTGTGTGGCGCCCCCATGTTGCACCTGTTCTTTAATGATTTCAACGCTGTGGCACCTGTTGCACGTTCTACCATAGAGCCCTTATAGAATCTTATATAATATGTAGTATATAATTATGTACTCTATAAATATATATCTCTATATTCCATTACATTATTATAGAAAAGGCAAAACAGGTGAAACAGGTGCCACAACGATGAAATCACTACCGAATTTCTGTTGCACCTCCCCCATGGTACCCGCAACACCCGCAACACTTACGCCTTTTTAGTGTAGCCTCTAGGGGTTCCGCCCGCAAATCTGATGGTTTTTGGTCCATCCCACCCTAAACGCCGCAAGCTATACGCCAAACGCTTCGCTATCGTGTCCGTTTGCTCTCGCGCGCCCAATTTCAAACATTCGCTTAAGATATCCTTGGTTGGCACTCTCCATTCGCCCCCTCCATCGCCCGCTTGTTCAAGTTTTACTGAGTAGTGTTTTTCAAGTTCCGCCAAGGCGTCGTCCCATGGGTCGCGGTCAAGGCGTTCCCCTTGGAGCGCTCTTGCCTCTGCCCACAATGCTCGCGGCAATTCGAGCGTTATCCCTTGCTCCTCGATCGCGCTCGCCTCCGCCCACAGCTGGTCGCGATCGCGCCGTAGCGCCTCCAAATCGATTCGCCCGCAACGTATCGGCCAAAACCGCCGATTGCCCGTCTGCGATTGCAGATAAGTTTCGTTGTTCGTGGTCCCGAAAAATATGCAGCGCCTTGGCTGATCAACGCGCCGCCGCCCGTAGGCCGGCCGCGCCCTGTCATGCGTGCGGCTAGCGAACGCTTTCATGCGCTCGACTTCCCACCGCTTATGGCCCGCCAGGTCCGCGATTTCGTAGAGCCACACCCCGCTTACCGCCTCCTGTTCCCGCTGGTCGCCAAGCCCGAGCAGCGTCTGGTCCGAAAACCACTCGCCGGCGAGTAGGCGCACCGCCGAGCTTTTGAGTGTGCCCTCCGGTCCCTCCAGAACCGTGATCTGGTCGAACTTGCAGCCGGGCTCGCGGGCCCGCCGGACCGCGGCAACCAGCACAAGCGTCCCGACCACCTGGTTGAACGCCGTGCCGGCCGCCCCCAGGTAGGCGCTCAGCCACCCCGCCAGCCTCGCCCGGCGGTCCCAGGCGAGCGAATCGAGATAGTCGAGCACCGGATCACGGCTCGCGGCCAGGCACTCCTGTACGGCCGCGTCATGTGTAGAAATCGTGCCAGGGTCGAAACGGTACGTCTGTTCAATCGCAACGCGCAGGATATGCACTGCGTTGTCCGTGAGTTCCCCTGACCAGTTGTCCACAACTTGCCCCCCGAGCGTGCACCGGTCCCGAAAAGCGTCGTGGCGGCACTCGATCCCGAGCCCCCGAATCGCCAGGCGCGCATTGCGGCACGTCGCCAATGGTTTACCGGCTTTGTTGGTATCGGGAAATGCAATGCGAGGCGTGCTTGAGAAAATAGGCGCAGGCAACGCCGCAACGCCATTGACTTTACTGTGGTTTACGTTGTTAGTGTCCGGCGTAAAATTTTCCGTCCATCCCCACCGCTTGGCCTCCGCGCAGATGAAAGCCACGGTCACCCGCAACCCTGTGTAGTTCTTGTTTTGGAACCCTTGCCACCGCTTCGCAAGGTCCGCTCGTCCCCGGTACTCCCCGTTGCCCGCGCCTTTACCCTGACTGGTTCGTGACCACGCGTCCCACAACTCGAATCCCACATCCTGCCCGTCCTGAGTGCTGGTCGAAGGATGGTTCCAGCGGAGATCGCACAGCGCTGCACCGATCTTGAACCATGTTTCTCCGTCAATGTCGGCCGGCACAGCCGCGAGCATCGAGCGCAAGCGCGTCTCCGCCTCGGGTGACCACGGTTGAGCCTCCGCCTCCTGAAGCGCTCTCATTGCCCGCTGAGCGGTCGTGGCGGCCCCACCTGCCACTGCCCGCAGGTGGGGCCCGTTGGTAGGGGTTGAAGTTCTTTCAGCTGGCACCACCCCCTTTCCTCTCGATCGCACCCATGGCCCGACCCACGCTGGCACCGCTACCACTGGTGAGTCCACAACAATTGTGTAGATAGTACCGTTCTCGTGGACGCACCCCGGCGCCAGCACGTAGCCGGTACTGCCGCGAACGTCCAAGTGCTCGCCCTTGACTTGGCTCGATGGTACTCCTGAGCCCGTCGAAGGGGCCGCGTAGTAAAGATGAAATCCCCCTGGCCGCCCCGTCTTGACGGTCAATGTGCGCGGCACAAACGTGCCGCACTTTTCCAAATCTTTCCGTGTTTCCGAGAGTTTCCGTAGCAGTGCTTGCCCCTCCGGACCGTCGAGGTCGAGCACCACCAAGCCTGAAGGCCCGGTCGCTATTCCGCAATTGGCGTCGGGCGCCGCTCGCCCCCATGCCTCCACCTGCGCGCGGTCGAGCGTCGCATCCTTGAACCCGCGGCTGCCTTTGAACGGCAGCTTGGAGCGCGGCTGCAATGGAAAAACCCACCACCCGCGGGCGAGACATGGCAGGGCAATTTCAAGAAATCGTGGCTGGTCTGGCATCCCCTTGCGCGCCTCTGCGGCTTCTGCTACGCAAGGTTCCGGTGCAATCCTCCCAGGACGTACCACCTTGCCTAAAGGCCCCACCGCATAGCCGCGCCGGTGGGGCCTTTTCTTTTTGCGATGGTGCACCCTCGCCGCAATATCGTCAACATGTGACGCCGCGCAATTTTATTGCTTTTTAGTGAGAGCAGCGCGCGGGGAATTGACTTGCTACGGGCGTTTAGCGTACTAGCTAAATGTACTCAATGGGAGGGCTTCATGAGGCGCATTCTTTGTCTTTTTGGGATTCATCGGCTAGGTCCGCCGGACTGGACGTTTACGAGCATGGACTCGTATCGCTGGTATCGCGAGTGTAAAATATGCCGATGCACGAAGCACATAGAATCTTTGGGTAGTCCTCCGAGCCGTTTTGTGGATGGCCGTGAGGAATACCGTCCTGAGTTGCGAACAACAAGTCAAATAAAAGCCGGTGTGAGGGCTTGACTTGCTAAAGCGCGCTAGTGTACTAGCTAAATGTACTCAATGGGAGGGTTCGCATGAGCCAATATCTACACGTCCGCGCCCAGTTTACCTGCGTGTGCTGCGGTGGCGGCAAGGACAGGGAATTGCTTCTTTGCTGGCCCTGTCACCACAAGCAGAAACGACAGAACGAAGGCGGCTACTCGCATCGCGTTGAGTCGCTGCTCGCTTCGCTCGAGACGCGCTTGCGGCGGCAGACGAATAGTGCGCTGCCCGCAGTCTCGCGTGCTTCGCACTATTCGTAAATGGAAGCCGCGTGACCGAGCACGAGCAGGCAAAACAGTGGCGCGAGCGCCGCGGGCTCTCCAAGGCCCGCCTCGCCGAGCTGACCGGCTACTCCTACGAGTCGATTCACCACTTCGAGAAAGGGCTCACGCCGCCGCGAACGTGGCGGTCACGGACGGCCGCCAAGGTGAAACAGCGGGTAATCGACCCTTACGTGTGGCACAGATATAAGACTTGCTGCGCGGGGGTGGAGGCGAAGCTGGGTGGAACTGAGTTTAATTGGTAGGGAGGAATGTGATGCTTTGGATGGCCGTTTATTATCACATTGACACTCACAAAGCTGCGGATATTCCGCCGGTCACAAACCTCTCAAGAGAGGAATGCGACGCGCTTCGAACAAGCTCGGAGCTCTGGAAAAACAGCCTTTACCTAGTTTGCAAACCTCAGCAATCGCTGATCAAGACAGATAGAGGGGAGGATTTTCAATGGTAAAAATAAGGGTTTGTTGGGATGAGCGCTATCCTGACTACATGATTGGGTCAGATACAGATACTAGTGGCGCGGAAATCGAGGTCACCGACGAAGAATTGGCGTTTATAAAACAAGCTGTCGAGTTATACGAAAGAGCACAAAATATTTTAGCGCGGGCAGAGGAGCAGCCATGACCCATTGGCTCCTCTCTCACTTGCTTGCCGCCCTCGCCGCGGGACTGCTCGCCCACGTCATCGTCTCACTTGCGCCGGAGGAGAAACCGTGAGCTTCATCGACATGCCTAGCGACACCCTGGAAATCGTGATCGACGCGAGCGGCACCAAGGTTTGGATCAATGATAGCAAGGGGCAGTGCGTGGCGCGCTGGTATCGCATTAAAAACCTCGTTCTCAAAGACGAGAGAGATAGGCGATGAACTTCGCACGCGGAATCGTTATCGCTCTTCTCATCGAAGCGGAAGCTGTCATCCTCGTCGCTCTCGTTTGGCATTGGTTCGGATGAAAAACTCTCCCAACGGCTACGTCCGCACCAGGCAGTTCTGGCACACGCGCGTCATGTGTCCCCACTGCCAGCAGCCGATGCCCGAGATGCGTCTGGGCGTACGCTTCCCGCCCCTCAAGGCGGCGATCTTCGATCTGATAAAGCTTACGGGCGATCACGGCATGACGCAGCAAGAGATACAAGACTCGTTCGAGCTGAGCTCGCTCTACACGGTGCGTGCGCACGTCTGGGGCATCAACGAGCTGATCGAGGACACGGGCTGGAGGATCAGGGGCGGCACGAAGCATGCGCCGGGGTATAAGCTGATTAGAGTCGATCCGCGATGAGAATCGTCGTCATAGATTTCGAATCGTTTTTTGCCGACGACTATACTTTGTCCAAGATGAGTACGGAAGCTTACGTCCGTGATAAGCGTTTCGAGGCTCACGGCGCCGCAATTAAATGGTCCAAGGATACGCCTGCACGATGGTACGATGAGAGGCAGTTGCGAGAGGTGTTGAAGAACGAGGACTGGTCAGATGTGTTTCTCCTTTCCCACCACGCGAATTTTGACCACCTCATACTATCTCACCACTACTCCGTGGCGCCTCGAATGTCCGGTTGCACGCTGTCCATGGCTCGGCTCTTGCTTGGCAACCATATCTCTGTCTCCCTCGATTCTGTCCGACAGCAATTCGGTTTGCCCGTTAAGCGTACCCCGTATCACCTTTTCAAGGGCAAGCATTGGCGCGAGCTGAGCGATGAGATAAGGCAGCAGGTCGCTGACGGCGCTTGCGATGAGGTCGAGTCGATCTGGACGCTGTTCGGGATACTCTCGAAGCAGTTTTCGAGCGAAGAATATTCCGTCGTGGACACCACGATAAAAATGTTTACGCAGCCCGTGCTGCGTGCTGACACCGAATTGCTCGCTCAAATCTGGGAGAAAGAAGAAAGTGACAAATCACGTCGTCTTGCCGATTTGGGCGTTAGTGCTATCGAGTTGCAGTCCAGTGATCGTTTTGCTGACCTTATTCGCGCTGAGGGCATTGAACCTGAGACCAAAGAAGGACCGGAACGCAAGGACGGCTCGCGAGGAATAATCTACGCGTTTGCCAAGACCGACTATTTCATGGAGGAATTGCTTGAGCACGAGAACCCGCGAGTTCGCGCTCTCGCCGAGGCTCGCATCGGCCAGAAGTCCACTCTCATGCAAACGCGCGCCGAGACGCTGGGCTGGATGGCAAGTCGGGGACCTCTGTGCGTTTATCTGCGCTACGCAGGCGCTCACACGACGAGATGGAGCGGAGGAGACAAGACGAATTTCCAGAACTTCAAGAAGCCCGATCCCGATCTCCCTCCAGACGAGAACCCGAATATCAGGGACGCGGTCTTGGCGCCCGAGGGTTATGTCTTAATTAAGCCCGACTGTTCGCAGATCGAATGCAGGCTGCTTAACTTCGTTGCCGGCCAGCACGACGTGATCGAGCGGTTCCGCAACGGCGAGGACCCTTACGTCAACGTCGCTTCGGCGTTCTATGGTTATGCCGTCAACAAGCGCGACCATCCGACCGAGCGCCAGTGCGGCAAGGTGCTTGAGTTGCAGGCAGGTTACGGCTCGGGCGGCGATAAGATCAGGCACACGCTGCGCGTCAAGACCAAGGGCAAGATACTGCTAACACCGGAGGAAGGGCTCAAAGCGCGCGACGCGTACCGCGACACCCATCCCGCGGTGACCGACCTTTGGAAACAGGCTGGCCGGATGCTGGCGCGGCTTGCTGGCGGACCACCGACGACATGGGGCCCGTGCGAGGTGCGCAACCATCGGATCGTTTTGCCCAATAAGACGGAACTTATCTACGACACTCTGGAATTTCACCGCCCCGAATCCGAGGAAGAGATAAAGACTGACTGGGATCGCGATGGGTGGTGGCGCTTGCGCACGCGGCGCGGCTGGACCAAGATGTACGGCGCGAAACTGGTGGAGAATTTGATCCAGGCCCTCGCGCGTGTCGTCGTGTCCCAGGCGATGATTCGCGTAGTGAACATGGGCTATCGCGTGGTAAGCATGGAGCACGACTCGCTGTGGATTTTGATTCCGGAGCAAAACGCTAAAGACCACGCCGAACGCTGTCGTCTTGAGCTGTGCCGCGACGTGCCGTGGCTGCCGGGATTGCCGCTCGATGCGGAGGTGACGCTGGGAGAAAAGTATTCGAAATGAGTGATCGGTGTCTTTGTTCCGATTTCGAGTTGCGTGGTCAGAACTACGAAATCTGGTCAGACTCTATGCATCCGAGCAATCAGTGTCTCATTGATCCGCGCAAGCACGAAGTGGTAGACACTGATCACGCTTTTGATCCGCCGCTCTCTAACGATGAACTGCTGAGCATATATGACTACGGAAAAGGCTACTGACGCCCCCTCGTGGGTACGCTAAATGACTGACACCGCAGAGCTGATCGCGCGACCGTGCCCGACGTGCGGCTACCAGATAGATCGCGTTGAGCGCCTTACCAACACGGTTGCCGCGCAGGCGCAGGAGATCGAGCGGAAGGAACTCAATCGGTTGCAGGCATGGGCGAGATGGGAAGTGTCACAGCGTCAGTGGGAGGCCGCCGAAGCCCGCGTGAGGGAGACAACGCAAGAATACAACGCGCTTATAGAAAGCGTGCGATCGCTGTGCAACGACGAAATTGAGATCACGCCCGCGATGATCCGCGCGGGCGTCGAAGCTTTCAAGCCTTTTCTTTTTGAGTATTATCATATTTTTGATTCTGATCACCCGGAGATAGTTCGGGCGGTTTGGACGGCCATGTGTAAGGCAGCCAGTTATCAAGCTTTTGTTTCAAAGGCCGTCAAGACTTACCCGCAACCTTCCCTTCGACCACCCGGAGGCGCTCGTGAAGGCCAGGAAAATCCAACATGAACACGCTAGACGGCGTTCCCCCCTTCCTCGACCGCACGCGCCTCGTCGGCATATACTCGATCCTCAATGCGTATAAAAACTGCCCCCACCAGATGGCGCGACGCTATGTCATCAAGGACCAGCCTTTTATTGAAACGCCCGAGATGGCTTGGGGTAACAAAGTGCATTCCGCAATGGAACTGCGCGTGGGCGGCAAGAAGCCGCTGCCCGTTGACATGCAGCAGTGGGAGCAGTTCTGCACCCCGTTTGACCGCGTGTACGACACCGATAAGTCGGCAATAGCAGTTGAATTGAAGCTGGGCGTCACATGGAACATGCGCCCCTGCGATTTCTGGGACAAGGAAGTCTGGTTCCGCGGCAAGATCGACGTGACGCTCGTGAACCACAAAACAGACGAGATGTCCGCTTACATCGCGGACTGGAAAACTGGCGGCTCCAAGTACGAAGACCCGTTTGAGCTAGCGACCAACGCGGTCTTGCTCAAGGCGAAGCATCCTGGATTGACGCGCATCTGCGGGAGCTATATTTGGCTCAAGGAGAATCGCGTCGGCGAGCTGCATGACCTGTCCGACGTAACCAAGACGTGGGCCGAGATGAAGCGGCTGATGGGTGAGATCGAGGAGAAGAAAAAGAGCGGGCAATGGGACAAGACCAAGAGCGGACTCTGCGGTTGGTGCAGCGTCAGGGACTGCGAGCACTGGCACGAGGCGAGAAAATAATGGGAGAACTGCCTTATCCAAATTGTCCATATTGTGGGGCTCGCGGCGTTTGTTTTTCTCTTGATACGTGTTTGTGCAAAAACGGTCACCAGTATGCCCGAATGGACCATCCAAAAGATTCCGCCCTACAAGCGCAACCGCTACCCGCGAGGACCGAGGATGAAGACGCCGGAAGCAGTGGAGAAGGACGAGTTAAAGAAGTACCTTGCCGGGATCGGTGCGTTCTACTTCCTCACCTTCGCTCCCGGCTTCGGCAAGTCGGGCCTGCCCGACATCGTGGCGTGCATTGCGAGAAGCAGTGAGAGGCCGAGGAGTAGCGCCTTCATAGCGTGGCTGGATAGAAATAACCTTACGGGCATCGACGCGTTAAACAGCGCTTTCAACTGTGGCTACGCCACGGGTCAGCGCAGCGTTGGCGCATTCTGGGGGATCGAGGTCAAGCGTGAGGGCTTCGGGCCAACCAAGATTCAAGAGATACGAATGGAGGAAGTTAAGAGAGTGGGTGGCATGACGGCGTGGGGAACGGCTGAGAAAGTGATAGGGGAGATCGAGGCGTGGAGAAAATCCTGACGGGTGACTGTCGTGTGCTGCTCCGCGATCTCCCCGCCGAGTCGATTAACTGCGTGGTGACGAGCCCGCCCTATTGGAATTTGCGGGATTATAAGATCGAACCGCTGCTGTGGGAAGACGGCTGGCGCGGTGTGCACGGATTGGAACCAACAATTGAGCTTTACGTGCGCCACTCGATTGAGATTTTCCGCGAGATACGCCGCGTGTTGCGCTCTGATGGAACGCTTTGGCTTAATCTGGGTGACAGTTATGCAAGCGGCGGTCGCGGCGGCTCGCCTCTCCACGGAATCGTGCTCGACCCATTTGCCGGCGCGGGAACGGTTGCCCTGGTAGCGCGTAATCTCGGCCGGCACTGCGTGCTGATGGAAATGAACCCTGAGTACGTGGTAATGGCCGAGCGGCGTCTTGCCGGTCTTCCCGTCGCGCCTCCCATTACCGAGCAGGCACATGCAGTTCTACCATGACGCCGCGCGCAAACTTTTAATTTACGAGCACCCCTCCTCGCTCGTCGCGCAGCACGTGCCGGACGCCGTGCAGGTCAACGGGCAGTACGTCGCGGTACCGCAGACGCTGCGCAACAGCCAGGTGCTGCGGTGGCTGGGGTATCCCGTGGCGCCAATCATGACCGACTACGATTGGCCGATCGGACCCGGCAAGGTGCCGGGAGCGCATCAGAAGCTCATGGCCAATTTCCAGCTCATTCATCCCAAGTGCTTCAACCTCTCGGATCCCGGTACGCAGAAGACGCTTCCCGCCCTGTGGGCCGCCGACTGGCTTATGAACCAGTTCCCGCCAGGCGAGTGCCGCTGCCTCATCGTGGGCCCGCTCAATGTGATCGAGACAGTGTGGGTAGACGAGATATGGTCGAACCTGCTTGGGCGGCGCACTTTCGAGGTGCTCTATGGTGACGAGCAGAAGCGACTGCGCCTCTTGGCGAAGAAACCAGACTTCGCGATCGTGAACATCGACGGCGTGGGGGTGGGGGCGCACACCTATCGCAGCGACCGTAAGATGCGCACCTCGGTGCGGCTCGACGGCTTTTCGAAGGCGCTGGCCGAGGACAAGAGCATAAAAATAATAATCGTGGACGAGGCCGACGGCTACGTTGACTCGCGCACCAAGCGTCATCACATCGCGCGCGAAATCTTCGGCTCGCGTCCCTATCTATGGATGATGACGGGTACACCCACGTCGCAACGCCCCGACGAGGCGTACGGAATAGCGAAGCTGGTTAACAACGCCTTTGGCAAGTCGTACACCGGTTTTCGTGACGAGACCATGACCAAGATCGATCAGTTCAAGTGGGTCCCGAGGAAGGACGGTTACGAAAAGGCATTTCAGATTTTAACCCCCGCCGTGCGCTTCACGCTTGAGGAGATATGGCAGAACCGGCCTGCACTAAGTACAGTTTTGCATGAGGTGGCGCTAACCGAGGAGCAGAAAAAAGCGGCGAGCGACCTCAAACGCACGCTTTTAATCCAGCTACAGGGCGGCAAGAAGCTGACGGTCGCTAACGAAGCGGTCGCGAGAGCGAAGCTCTTGCAAATTGTGCTCGGCGCCGTATACGATGACCTGCACAAAGTACATAAAATCGACGCCGAGCCGCGTTACCAGATGATTGAGGAGATAGTTGCGAACGCAAAACACAAGGTTCTTATCTTTTGTCCCTTGACAAGCGTAGTCAACCTGCTGCATTATAGACTACAGAAGCGGTGGCGGTGCGGGATCATCAATGGCCACGTGGCGCCAAGCGAGAGAATGGCGGTAATCAGGGCTTACCGCGACGAGGCGGACTTCAAAGTCATGGTGGTGGATGCGCAGAGCGTCAGCCACGGCATTAATCAGTTCACGGTCGCGGACACGGTGGTATGGATGGTCCCGATCGACAAAACGCGGCTTTACATCCAGGGCAATAGAAGGGTTTACCGGCCGGGACAGAAGAACGACGTGACGGTGCATCGAATTACAGCGACGCCGCTGGAGAAGGAGATGTACCGGCGATTGGACACCAACACGAGCATGCAGGGCGCACTGTTAAGCTGGATCAGGAGGGGAGAGATATGAACTGGCTGGCAGTTTTTGCGATCAGTCTATTTTTTGGCATTATTGCCGGCAGCAAAAATGGCCCTATTTTTCCATGGGCATTACTAGCCGCGATAGTCGCAGGAACATTAGCCGCATTGGAGGTAATTTAATTGAGCACCCAGTCCCTTCTCCAGGTCGATGTTTCCGCTCTCGTCCAGGAATGGAATCAGCTGAAACAGCACCTCGCCGAGCAGTCCAAGGCGTTTGCCGAGTTCTGCAAGCCCTATCGTGAGCGCCAAGACGCGATCGAGAACGCAATTCACAAGTTTCTCAATGAAACCAACCAGCAAAGCGCGCGCACCGAGCACGGGACGGCCTACAAGTCGGTCAGCACGACGCCCAAAATCGAGGACCGCAACGCCTACCTCGACTTTTGCCTTGACTCGTGGGACGAGGGCGGCAACGAGATGTTGCAACTAGGTGCCCCGCAGATCGACGCATTCAGAAAGTACATGGAGATGCGCGAAAAACAGCTTAAGGAAATGAAACAAAGGGGAGCGTTACCCAACGACTTGAGTGTCACGCCTCCCGGCACGTCGGTGTCATTCTTCGAGAAGGTCAACATAAGGAAATCGTGATGAGCGCTATGAACATTAATGCGCTGGTGGATTCGCTCAAAAATAATGTCAAACTTGTTGGCGCCGACTTGCCTGCTAGTGAACGCCTGAACGCGCAATCACTGGCAGTTGTCGGGTTGGAGCTGCTGCGCCAGTTCCTTTTCGACGTGAACCGCTGCGCCGACGCACTGGAGGTGCTCGCAGACGCTCATAGAACCTTCGTCGAGCACAACGAGAAAACCAAACATCGCTGACTGGTATTAAAGGAGAGTAAGAGCAAATGGTCGATCACAATCAACTGCCGGACTACATCCGCAACAAGCAGGGCAGTGCCCCCTCGCTCGCTTACAAAGCAATCGGGAACGTCGGCGCAGGCGCCGGGCCCTACCTGTCTATCTTGGGCGACCGGTTCACCCTCGTGGACATTGCGGGCAACGAGCAGCCCATCCAGACGCTTTACATCGATGTCGTGATCGTAGACGTGAACGACCACATGTCAAAGATGTACTACGAGACCAAGTACGACCCAAAAAATCCGACGCCGCCGGCTTGCTTCTCGGACAATGGAATTGCGCCCTCGATCGCGGCAGGCTCGCCGCAGTCGCCAACTTGCGCGTCGTGTCCTCAAAATGTGTGGGGCAGCAAGATCAGCGAGATGGGATCGAAGGTGAAGGCGTGCCGCGACGAACAAAAGACCGCGATCGTCATTCCCGGCATGCCCAACAGCATGTTCCGGCTGACCATCCCGCCCAACTCTCTGAAAAACTGGCGGGCCTATGTCGCCAAGTTCCTCAACGCCGGTTTCGACATGAGCGATGTCGTGACCAGGTTGTCGTTCGAGGGCGGCGGCGAGCGTGGCACCCTCGCATTTGCCCCGTCGCCGCAGGCATGGCTCGATGCCGCGACCCTCGCGGTACGCGACCAGGCCATCAAGACCAAGGCATCCGACATCATCGTGGGCCGCCTCGACCGGCCGCGGCAGGCTGCGATTGCGCCTCCTGTTGGCATTCAAATGGGGGATCAATACGCGCCGCTTCCTGTGCACCCTTTCCCTGCGGCCACTGCGGCGCCGCCGGCGGCGATCCCCTCCGCCGCGCCCCCCGCGCAGCATTGGGGCGCCCCTACCCCGCAGGCCACCCCTACAATGCCTGGACCGACTGTTGCGCCTATTGCATCCCCTTCTGACCCGCCCGCGCGTCGCCGGCGCCGAACGAAGCAGGAGATGGAGCAGGCCAACACGCAACAACAACCTGCCGCGACCCCGGCAGCGGCGCCTCCCGCGTCGGGCCCCGGTCCGGTGCTGGCGCCGTTCCGCCCAGCTGCCAACTCCGGTCCGGCGTTCGGCATGCAAGAGGCGCCACCCCCGAACGCCGAGCTGCAAGCGAACATCGAGTCCATCTTTGGCCGCTAGGAGGAGCAAAGATAACATGAGGCTCGTTCGAATTCGAACCAAGCGGTGGGGCGTCATTGCTTTAGACTGGTGGTGGCCAGAAGCTGGTTGTGTCCTTTGGATCGGAGGCATGATTCGCTGGAAGACATGGGGCAGTCGCTGGGGATATCGCCGGAAGGTGCTTTTATGATCGTGCGAACGCTGTCGGCTCTCGTAGTCCTCGCGCTTTCGACGTGCGCGGCGGCGGCGCAGCGCCATCACGCTTACCACCACGTCGCGGTCGCGCATCATCGCGCGATTCCCGCCGACGCATTCGCGCAAGCTAAACCTGGTGCTGTGCCTATTCTTATTAAGCCTGAGGTCGAGAGTATCCCACTACCGCGCCAGCGTCCCTTTGATCTGATTTGGTACGACCGTGTCACATCCGTCATTGGAGGAAGATAAATGACCAGAGCAAATGGAGCGCCCGAGTTCCTGCGCCGTAACGCCGCGACCGACCTCGGCAAACCGGATTACGCCGTGGACCTCGACGAGCCAAGGGCCGAGCCGCAGCTCGGGCCAGATGACTTTGGCGGACGCCGAAACGCTAGACAGCGCAGCGCTGACGCGGTCAATTTGTCCCGTTTACAAGAAGCGATCGGCGACGTGGCGGCCAGCAACGTCAGGGCGGCAAAGACCTGGGAGGACAAGGTGCCCCTCGACGACATCGCCGAACGAATGTCACGGCTGACATACGGCGAACTGGTCGAGTTCGCCGAGGGACTCGTCAAGGTCCAGGACTACAAGGCGACCGACGATCCGTCTCTGCTAGCTTCTTTTTTGTGGAAGTGGTGCGTTAATATCCAACAAGAGGTGAAAAAATGAGACCAGTCTGCATTGACAGAAATGAACTTCGGTCTAAGCTTAGTGGTGCAAGGATTTGTGCTTCGGATCGCTTCACTTGCCAAAGCGAAGGAGGAGGTAAAGCGTTATGTTGACCAACTTGCGCAAGCAGCCGCTGCCGCATCAGGAGGGGGAGCCGCATCGCAAACGGCTCCTACAGGAGGAACTGGAAGCGCACCCCCTGACGACGGCAAAGAAAGGCCTTCTTAAAAAAAGTCAGGAAAGGCGTGACGAGTATGAAAAGTATGCTTGACAGTCAAGCATCGTTTTCATATTGTGCGGGGTATGAACAAGCTCCCCGCCGAGAAGCGCACTCAAATTCTTCATCTCCTTTGCGAGGGGAACAGCCTTCGGGCAACAAGCCGCTTGGCGGACGCGGCCTACAACTCGGTCGCCAAGCTGTTCGTTGACGCCGCGAAAGCCTGCCTCGATTACCAGGATCGCAGAGCCCTCGGTTGATCTTGGCCGGGGGCTGGCCGCTCTATCCCGCCTTCATCAACAACACTGCAATGATGGTGCCGACGCCAGCGGCCATGGCAATTGCCGTAGCAATCCAGGCAAAGACTTGGCCTTGACCGATATGTCGTCCAGATATGCTGCTGTCTGACTCTCGCATGTTTGCCAAGGTAACGGTTAACTTTGCGATGGCTTCGGCAGTCATAGCAGATGTCTTGTTCATGGCATCGGTAGTCGTGGTTGAAAGCGAAGCTATTCCCGCGGCCATCCGAGACAGCGCGTCGGCCGTCTGGGGATCTTGAACGGAACTCTTGCCAGCCTGGGTGAACGCTCCGGCCTCCAACTTAGTGACACGCGTGTCGAAGGTCGCCTGAATCTGAACGAGCTGCGTGCTGACCAAGTTCGATGTTGTGCGCACCGACTCCGCCAGCATGTCGCGGATGGTGTTCTGGAACTCCTGACGGGTCTGGGCGAGCTGGTCGATGCGCTTGGTCTCAGCGTCGCGCTGGGCGTTCTGATAGGAAACCATCGCGCTGGCGGTAATTTCGAGCCTGTCGCTGACGCCGGTTACCTTCACATCGAGGAGCTTCTCTAAGGCATCCCGCATAGCATCTTGATACTTGCTCTCAGCCCTAACGAGATCGAGGACATTCTTAGTCGGATCAATGACCTTGCCGCCGCGAAGGTCAATGCCGTGACCGACCCTCTCCTCAAGCTCGGTATTGTTTTCATTGTTGTGGACGCGTCGGCTACTTATTCTAGCTGTCTTGGCCATAATGTAAGATCCTTGCGCTTGAGCTACGCAAGTCGCACGTCCTTGCTCCTTGACGGTACCATTTAGCTACCGTCTAGCAAAGATGCTATTTCAACGTGGCGGAAACAACGTGATATTGCCAAGCACCGGCCACAATAGCCTGACGAGGATCAGGATCGCGACCAGTATGAAAATGACACCGAGGATCGTGAGCACCATGTGCGGCAAAGCAAAGCCAAGCGCACCGAGCACCCAGATAATTAAGTAGTAGCAGAGGGCGACGACGCAGAGATAGATCAGCGCGCGGACGACGGCTTCGAACAGTCCCATGGCTTTTTCCTTCAGGACAGAGCCCAGATCGCGAACGCTAGCACGAAAGCGCCCAGGATTACCACTAGGGCGATTATTGGGTAGATGGTGGGCCGATCCCGCCTCAGTGGAGAGTCGTCGGAATTCGAGAAGGATAGTTCAAAAGTTTGGGCCAGAGGATGGTCCCCTGGCCCTTAAACTCTCGGCGGTTGGTTACCGCTAACCTAGCCCTGGTGCAACAGGGCGCAACCTTGGAGGTTTTCAATGCGGCACTTCGACCGCATGTCAGGTAGATAGTCAGCCGGTCGCGCTCTTGGGGTAACCGCCCTTGGGCGCGGCCCGCTGGCCACATTTGATTCTTTAGCAACATTCGCCCCATCATGCAAGCGCATTCAGGTCGATGAAGCGAGGGCGTTTTGCTACGCGAAGCAAAAGAATGTGCCGACCGCGAAGGCTGCGCCCGAGGGTGCTGGCGACCACTACCGATTATCGCGAGGACCATCCACTCGCCTCTCATGGCTTTTGCCCCTTGGTCGCGTTCCGCCTCGGCGGACGGTGGTTTGCCCCGCCGGCGGTCGCTTCCAACGGGATAAATCGCCGCCCCAGGTCGCGGATGCCGTCGCGAATCAGCGGCCAGTGCTCAGACACATTATCCGGCCTGATCTCATCCAGAGCTCGAAGCAAATCCTCGAACGTCCGCCGCGGCATAGTCTAACTCAATGTACAACGGTAACGGGCCAGTAGAAATGACCCAGCAAGATGCCGAGGAACAGGCCAAACAATCCAATACTTAGTGGCCACTTGCTCCCGACGTGGGCCATCGTCTCGGATAACGTCCACTGGCGATCCCGATGGTTAATCGCGTACCGTTCAAAAACGGCAAACAAGCCGACCGCGACTGCCAACCAAACGATCCACAGCCATGCCACAGGAAATAGGTCCTAGCCAAGCGATTTGATCAGCGCCTCGACCTTGGTCCAAGTCTCGTCGCCCACGATGCCATCAACCTCTAGCCCGTGCGCCGTCTGAAACGCCCGCACGCGATCCTCGGTGTCCTGCGAGTAAGCCAGCATCGCCTGCACCTGGGCGACCGCGGCGACGGGGTCCTGGTGCGCCGCGATCGTCGCCATGATGGCCATAAGGTCAGGCCCGGCGCCGGCTGCGAAGCTCATGGCGGCGTCAAGACCGCCGAGCCGCTCGACGATGTCCTCGATCTCGCCGCGGTTCGAGAACAGGACATCGAAGAAAGCGCCGACGCTGGCCATTTTTTAAGAGGGTTGTACTGGCATCGGCACCGGGATCGACAACGGCTTAGCGGTTTCTGACAATGCTGGAGCGGCCGTACCTCCAGCAGTGTTGTGATCAAACCAAGCTTGAAAGGCGCTTTCGACCGTATGCGCGGCATCGGATGCCATGATTTGCTGGATGGCTTCGACAACCTTCGGGATCGACGCCGAAGCCTGCATGATGATCTGGAACATCGTAAACGGGTTCATTTTTAGGTCCTTTCATGCGCGGTCCCGCCGCGCGCGGTTTATCTATTTGTAGCCGTCCCTATCTTCCAGCGGTGCCGTAGTCCGCACGTCGATCACTACTTGGACAACGCTTGCTCACAGTGACCTCGCCAGACCCAAAATGCGCAATTGTTTGCTTGGCCATTTCCCTGATCGACTTCTCGAAAGCCTTGCAAGCCTCTATGTCGCGTAGGATTTCACAGCTCATTTTTGTCCTCCTGATTAAAGCTAGATCACCTTGGGCTCAGTGGAAGCTGGCCACCAGTAGCCGAGCAGTCCCATGGTGGAGCCGGATATCGGGATGGATTCGATCATCACTTGATCGTTTTCGTTGCCGCCTAGAACATTGATGCGCCCAGTCGCGGCATCGCCGACATAGAAGCCGACGTGTCCCTCAGTACCGGACGGAGACCCGCGCCAGAACACGGCGATCGCGCCCAGCCGCGGCGTGTCGATCTTGGTAAAGGCTGGAGAGGTCGTAAAGCTGCGTGCCATTGCGTTAATGCCTGTGAGCGTGATGCCGGCCTTGCGCAACATCGCTCCGGCAAAGATCGCGCACCACGGTTCGCCGTCTGCGCCATAGCCGGCGAGGTCCACGTATTTCTGAATGCCGTGATTGTCGGGCAGCTCGTGAAAGCCGATCTCTGCGCGCGCAAGGGTGAGCCATGGAGGTTCGCTTGCCACGCCGGCAGGGACCGTCGCAGCGGGTGCGCTCAAGCCCTCGAATGCCCAATCGACACTTCCCTTGCCGTCGATGCCTACGGCGCGCGCGGCTGCGGGTGTCAGGTCGATGCCGGCCAGGTTGGTGTGACGGCCACCCATGTCGGTGCCGGTCTCGGCTTGGGGCCGTCCGCCGGTCTGCCAATAGGGATCGTGCGTGTTCCAGGGACCGACATCGACGATATCGCAGACGGCATCGCCCTTCGGTCCCCAGACATGGACCCGGGGCCGCGTGCCTGGGAAACGATAGGGCAGGGCGACACCCAGCTCAGTATCATTGATGACGTGGTTGTCGTAGGCGCTGGTATTGGGGTCGGAGGCGCCACCGAATTCCGTGGCCGTGATGCCGGTCTGGCGATCCGTAGCGGGTTCAGGGATAGGCTTGGGCGCTGGAGGCGGCTGCGGAACGCTCACCGGTGGACTCGGCGCAGGCACGACAGGAACTTGCGGGAGCTGTCCGGCGATCAGGGCGTCCTTTGCACGACTCCCTGCGCTCGACCCAAGCTCATAGCCCAGCGCCCAGCAAAAACCGGCCGTCAGAACGCCGAACACGCCCCCCGTTAGGGTCAACGCGACATCGCCGGAAACGTCAGGCTTGATCCAGCCAGTGAGCAGCAGGTAGCCGAAAACCAGATAGCCAAAGATAACAAGGAATGAAACGATCGCTGTGCGGGTCCGGTCGCTCATTCCTTTTTATGCTCCTATGCAAATCCAGGACGCTGTCGTCGCTGCCGCGCTCACGAACCCTATAGTCAAGGTAGTCGCAGTTACAGTCATGTTGGTCGTTACGGGAGCAGCAACAGTGCAAAACGGTATGTTTGCAAACGCGGTGCCAAAATTGAACGAGCAAGTGCTAGCATTGCTGGTAAATGTCGCGCGTCCAGCAAAATCAGTCGCTCCTGTTCCAAGCGCGAATCCCGCGCAGGTGTTTACGACGGGCACGCTTGTGGAGACGCTAGAGAGATGTCCATTATTGTCAAACACGAGCGATTGGTTGTTAAGACCGGCAGCGTTGCTTGTGCTAATTTGCACTTTGGTCGGGACGTTGCTCCCGCTCGGCGCCGCGGAGACGATCGCCTGTATCTGTGCCGCATTGCGCTGAGCGGCGTTCGAGAAGCCGCTGAAATTGACGATGCCGAGCACATCGCTATTGAGAACCGCGCCGCCGCTTCTGTTCTTTTGGAGATTGTAGGAAGCAGCTGACGCATCGGAAGTCGTATTCTGGTTGACGTGCGCTGGAGTGGCAGTCACGCTTGAGGCGCACGAGACCGTGTTGTTCGCGTCGATCGTGCAACCGCTCACGGTTGGGGCGCCACCAGCGCCTCCGCCCAACATGACTGCGTTTGCGGTAAGCGCGCCCGACGATGCTAGCGTGTTAGCGGAGTTGAAATAGGGAACGCCTCCGCTAGTGCCGCCCGTGAGCCCTGTACCGCCAAAACCAACGGCAATGGCGGTTCCTTGCCATACGCCGGTCCCGATCGTTCCAACGGTCGTGATGTTTCCCTGCACCGCCGCGGGGAGCGTGGACGAGATCGACGGCACGCCTCCGGCCGACGTAACGAGCGCGCCATTGTTGGCAGTCGCGAGTCCCGACACCACTGCGCCGCTCGCGGCGTACCACGCAAGCTGGTTAATTGTACCGCTGTTGACGCCATTGGTGTTGCCACAGTCCTTGAGGTCCCCGGTAGTGTCTGAGAAGCACGCGAAGTCGTTGATGGTGACAGGGAGGCCGGTAGTGATAGGCAATCCCTGCGTCACACCATTGAGAGTCCAGGTGAAACCGCCAGTTGCGCCGCCGAAATTATCAAGCGCGAAACCGCCGCCGGTTCCGGTGACGTTGAAACAAAGGCGGTTGTAGGGACCCGAAAAGAACCCGCTGAACTGGCATATGCCGAAGCCGCTCGCGGTCGCGTTGAGGCTCGTTGGATTGGCGCCTGCGGGATCGGGCCCGCCATCACCGATGACACCCGTTGTGATCCACTTGGTGACGTGACCCGGCGTGACGTTGCCGCTCTGCCGAACTTGCTGCGCGCTCGCGGGGAGAGAGGCGAGGAGAGCGGCTAGAATCGTAAGGATTTTTTTCATGGAAGCCTCTTTTACGCTACCCAAAACTCGTTTACAACTCGCTGGCTAGCAAACAGGAGAACAAGCGCATGCCTTCCACCCTAGAGGATTTTGTAGACAATTTGGAAAAAAGCCCAAGCTCCATCGAGATGAACCGCCACTTCGACGTATTCGTGGACGCCATGCGCGACGTGCGGCAGCGACTGGAAAACCTTGAGCTGGCGCACATCAAGAGCGGAGTTCAGGTGGCGGCGCATGAAACGAAGCTCGTTGACAATGGCGTCGTTATCGCCTCGCTGGAGCGCGATCGGACCGATCTCAAGAAGCGCCAGGACGCCATAGAGAGCAAACCGCTTGCTCACGATGACCGGCTCGACGAACTGGAAGCGCGAGTGCGCATAACGGAAGGCGCCATTGGGGCGCTTGGCGGCAAGATCGATAAACCGCCGGCAAAAACGGAAGCGCATCCAATTGCTCCTGCTCCGGCAAAAAAAGTCGAAGCGCCTCCAACTGCTCCTGCTCCGACAAAACCGTGGTTTGGGGCCCAGAGCAAAGAACATGAGACCCCGCCCCCGATGGGTGCTCCGGTACCAGCTTAAGACAGGTCAATTCCCACGAGGTAGATATCCGCCGTCGCCGCGACGGGCTGAGCCGTCGTAAGCGCGAACCAAATATTGAGCAGCCCGCCGATCGTCCCGAGGTTCGCCGACGAGAACCGCGTGCCGCTCCCGAACGCCGCGAGCGTGGCGTTAAGCAGCGCGTTGGCGGTCGTAAGCGTTGAGTACGCCTGCGCAGCTGCCACGATCGGCGTGCCCGCCTTCGCTGCCTGTGGGTAGAACCCGCCCACGGCTGCCGTTAAACTGAGCGAGGCGTTCGTCACTATGATCCCAGTAAGCGCAAAGGCCGTTACGCGCTGCGGGATCGCGATCGGCTGGTCACTGGTCGTGTTGAAGTTGGCGCCGCGTAGCGAGGCGAGAACGCGCTGAGCCGCGAGCGCTGCGCCGCCGTCACCAATGACGCCTGGCGCGACCCACACAGGCAGATGCCCTGGAGTAATGTTGCCGCTTTGCTGGACAAAACCCATCGGCTACACCACGACCATGATGCTATCGTCAGGGCCATACACTCGCACGCGTCTAATGCTCAATGGCCAGTCGCCACCACCTGGCTGGTTGCCGCAGGTGATGTAGAGCGAATAGCCCAGGTAGTCGGGAGTGTTGGTCACATTCTCACACGACGAAAAAGTGCCGGCTGGAGCCCCAGGCGGGTAGCTCGGTGGCGCCGTGCGGGAGTACGTCAGGCGATTCGGCGCGAACTCTTTGTCATCAAAATAGCGCTCCATGAACCCCGTGCCGCCTCCGGTAACGGTGTCGATGAGCAAGTGGCCAACCGTGTGCAGGTCCGTACCATCGAATTTCGGATTGCCAAGGTCGGCGAACGTCGGTTGCGGGAACTGTCCACTCTGCAGAGGTGGATATGTAGTGACACCCTTTGAAAAATCCCCACAATTGAAACCGATCGACCCGTTCTGTCCGGCCTCGACGGGAAGGCCGGCGAACCGCGTCTGTGGAAAAAACTCCAAGAAATCGATTTCCGTGCCTAGAATACCATTCCACCAATCGACGCCCCAAAAAGCAGGAAAGCCCGCGCCGCCGCGCGCGAGGCGCTGGTCGAACGTGAACTGAAAATCAATGTACCAAGGCGGACGGAAGAAACGACCGTGATTGTTGGCTCTAAGCACCGCCATGTTTGCGGCGCTAGCATTCCCCAATGAGCCAGGGAACCAATTGCTGGCCAGCGTTGGCTGGTTATTTTGATAGTACGCGCCGGGTCGCGCCTGGGCGATCCGAAGGATGCCGTTGCTGACCGACAACGCGCTCGCAGGAATGTTCGGGATCAGGCCATAAGCAGGGTTTTCTCCCGGCTGCCCAATGTAGCTGTTGGCAACCCACCAGTCCGTTGTCGCGGTCGAGGTGTTGGCGTTGTTGATGTCGATGCGCGACAGGTCGGTGAATGGACCAGACTGAAACACAAGTTTCGGCAGGCCGTGGGCAACCGCCTGCAGTGGAGGCGTCGCATCGAGCGCGACTTGCATGGGGTCGAGGATCGCTTTCAGCGCGTCATCTGACGCGCCGATGCTTGTTCGTATCTGCTGCAAGGCTGCAAGCGTGGCAGGTTGGATGCTCATGGTGAGCACCTCCCTACGCGGTTACAGGAGGGGCATTGCCGGGCGACGAGTTCCAGCCTGACGCAGTCGAGACGTACCAATTGCCCTGGTTGTTCTTGGTCCACACGATGCCGATTTTGTCGATCGTGAGCGAGGCACCGCTTCCATTGGCGAACGGCACGTTGTCCCGGAGAATGACGAAGCCGTAGGGAGCCGTAGCGCCAAGCGACCAGACGTGGCCCGCAGCATCCGTTATGGTCGCACCGCCTACAGGCGTCGTGCCACTGATCGTAGTCCCAGGAGGAGACGTAGTTCCCGGAGGGAGTCCCGCTGCGTTGGCGAGGATTGCAGCGAACTGCGTCAAGGCGCTCTGGATTTGCCCGTAAACGCTTTGTAGCTGCGCGAGCGTCGTCGGGTCTATGATGGCGGCCATGTTGATCCCCTTGATGTGGATGCCCGTCTTGCAGTTCTCGATTGTAACACGAGCGAACCTGACATCGGTAGCCCCAGCCGGCAAATCGACTAGCAGCGTCGGATGCGTAGCGCGCGACTGCGCCAACGCGGCGCGTATCTGGTCATCAGTCGCCACCACGGCGTCTGCGATGGGCGTCGAGCCGTTGGTCGTACCGTAGAGGCGGTTCTCCAGCGTCCCAGCCCCCGCAGCGTATGGGACCGTAGTGAACGCCGACAGGAAGCTGCACCCGCCCACGAACATGGCGTAATTGGCAGCCCCGCCCAACGTCGTGCTCAAAACCTCGGCAGGACCAGAGACCGCGACGGCCCCGGCTGATTGCATGTTATGAACGCAGCCCTCGACCGTAACTTGGCTTGCACCCATCACCGACACCAGGACCGGATTGATAGCGCTACCTGTAGGCGTGTCGTTCCACATGTCACGCACGACGACGTTTGCGCTGTCGGCCAACACGTTAGTCACGTTGAGGTCGGCAGAGCCGGCGAGCATCGCCATCAGTGATGCAACGCCACCTTCAATCTGGGCGCCAACGGCGCAATTTTCAAAGTTGAAATCCCGCAACTCGACGAGCGCGAAGTTCACACCATCGACGAAGATGCCAGCGGCGCTCGCTGCGATGAAGATCGGCTCTTGCAAGAGGACGCGGCCAGAAAATGCGTCCTCAATCGTTATCGCCGTATCAGCGGCATTCTTGACGTGCAAGCCGCTCAACGTGACGCGTGATCGCCCTTGAATGTCGATGCCGATCCCCGGCGTGTTACCGCAATCGATGATCGTATTCGGCCACCCATCGCCGATGATCTGTACATCGCACACCGGCACCGTGATCGGCTTGCGCAGCGCGAGCGTCCCGACCGGGATGTGCACGACTGGCTTGCTGCCATTGAGCGCGGCGGCTTGCGTGATAGCGGCTTGGAGCGCGGTGCCGTCGTCCGTGATCGGCACCTCGAAGACCTGACGGCTCGTCAACAGGGGCGTAGGCGGCAACACCGGCATCAATGGCAACGTCAGCGAGGACACAACCGCGTCATCGACGGATCGCAACCGACTGGCTATCGGCGATACCGTGTATTTGTTGCCGACAGAGATGATGTCGCCGCCGTTGGACGAGGTCACAGTGACGGGGCCGGCAATGGTGCTGTCCGTAATCAGCAATGGACCGCCGTTGCCCATGTAGATGCCGCTGTCGGCGACGCAGTTCTGAACCCGCGTCTGAGCGGCGTTTGTGTAATAGAAGACCTCGTTGATGAACTGCCGCGAGCCTTTTGAATAACAATCCCGAAAATTGAAATTCCCGGTATTGCCGATCTGGATATCGGCAAATGTCGAACCGAGGAATTGGCAGCCATAAGCGTGAAACATGCCCGCGCCACCGGCCGCAATGTTGTCCTGCGGAGTATTGGCAATGCCAGTTCGGCAATTCACGAACTCGCAGAACCAATGCCACCAGTCCAAGCAATTGCCATTTAGTAGCAGGACGCCATTCTTGAGGCCGAGGAACTTACACCGCAGGACTGTACTCTCGGCCTCGCCAATGCCCGCATCACCCGCCCTGATGCCTATCGAGGCGTTCTGAAATACCAGATCAGCGTATTCGTTGCCAGTACCAAACTGGCGCGGTGGTCCGCCAACGAGCGCATTCTGATCCACCAGAATGGTCGTATTGCGGCCCCCATCCAGCGTCAGCCGACCAAGTCGCCCGTAGGCGCAACCGTCAAGATGCAGCAGCGTGCCGTCAGCGGCGCCGCCCCACTTGATGGTTGTGGTCGCGGGATCGGCTCCGATGATGCCCGCCCCGAGACCACCGAGCAGCGTGACGGTCTGGGTGACGAGGTAAGTCCCGGACGGGATAAACAGGTTGCGCGGTCTGCCAGTCGCCGTGAGATCGCTCACCGCCGCCTGCAAAGCGGCGGTGTCGTCGGATATGCCGTCTCCCTTTGCGCCGTAATCACGCTTGAGGTTGGACCAACTGGCGAAAGGACCGACGAACTCTTCCTGCGCACCCATTAGTTCTGCACCAGCTTGTCAGTCAGAAGCGTTTGCCATACCTGAATGTTTTTGACATGCATGGGCCAATTACCGCAGCCTCCACCAGGGCAACCGGCTGTCATTCCAGCACTGCAGGCCGAGGTCGTAAACGAAGCCGTACAACCACTGGAAATAATCAATATAAAGCCGTTGCTGCCATCGGCTTCCGTAAACGCCCCATCATATGGACTCGCCGTGCATGTCGCCTGCTTGCCCGAGCCTTTGGCAAAGTAGGTGCAGTTATTGGCATTAGTTGCGATCATCAACGACGACGCCACGGCTCCTCGGTTAAAGCTCAAAGCATAGACGCCCACCTTACCTGGAGTGCCGCTGGTTTGCGATGCGACCGTTGTCGCTGCTGTCGTGGAGTTGCCGTTTCCTATGTAGCTACCAGTAGCAATCGACCCGGCAGACAGCATTTGCGTCACATGAAGCGTCACGCCGTCGCTATCGATCGAGCCGGTAAAAACCGCGTTACCGGGGCAGGTATCTGCGTCTACCAGATAGCCGTAAAATCCCACTCCGTTGTTTTTTGCCGGAGGTACCCACAACTGATCAAAGGTGTGAAACGTATTGCCGTCCAAAACCGGATTGCATTCCGTCGAGCGCAGCGGCGGCGTGCCAAAGTAGTCCGAAAAAATAGAACCGCCCGAGCATGAGACGCCGCAGAGATTATCGTGGAGGAAGTTGTTGAGCAACACGCTACCATTGGCAGAGAAACAATCACAATTATCGGTTTCGATAAAATTCGAACCAGGTATCGTTCCGGGCCATGAAGTCAACCACCACGCAGGCCACCGCCAAGGTGAACCGGCTATGCCGTTCGGCGCCTTGGTCTCATCGAATGAAACGTATGCGCGAGCATATAGACCGTTTTTAAAACTGATGCCTCGGTAGGTTTCCGGCACGCCCGAGGGCACGTTCAGCGAAGTCCATGTGCTGATGCCGTAATTGCTGTCGCCCTGTGAAACATTAGTTAGTGTCAACCCGGTAACGGAATCAACCGATAAGGTGTTAGTGGCTTGAATGATCGAAGCCATGAACTCGCAGCTAGCGAGCGTCTGCGCCGGACTAACTGTGTATGTCCCCGTTCCGCCGGAGCCTGCCGTGATAGTCGTCCCTATTGACGGAGCGCATCCTCCGGCTCCGACACCAGGACTCAATGTCATTCCAATTTTGAGTACCGCAGAAGACACAGCCGTTACTGTCATCGTGCCGGTGTTGGCGATCGACGCAGTCACGTCTACGCGGGTCAAACCCTGAGTTCGCCAATTGAATCCGGCCGCATTGGTGGCGCCAAGATCGATCGTCCCAAGCGATGTCATTGGATCAAAAAAGGTACACGTATTAAATCCAAAAGCACCAGCGGTACTCGGAACGGCGTCAGGACAACCTTGTGAAGAACCGCTTGAAAAAACTTGAAATATAGCAAATCCTGCCGTTGCTAATTTAGCGACCAACAGAATACCGACGATTGATAGTGCAATTAAAAGACGGCGCATTAATCACCTATCAGCTAGTTGGGCAGGAGCCGTGCACTGTGGTAAAATACGTGCAAAGACGACCTTCAAGGTTTGTAACATCAGTAGAGGATAAACTGCCTCCAATAGTGATTGCACCAAGCTGTAAAGCACTCCCGAAATTCACCGTCGATCCAGCAACACGCTGAGCAAGGATGGCAACGTTACCATTGAGAACGGCGGCAGAAGCTTCTGTGCTATCGCCAACATCGGATGCATTCTTGTAATGTTGAACTGCACCAGCACCAGAACGATTAACCACATAATGTCCGATGCTGTCAGCATTCAATATCCCTGTAGCGTTTGTTGCGGAATTAGCATCACCGTAAAAGTTGCCATCATTGTATTTCGGAAACAGTCTCGTGGAATTAGTTGCCGCCAACACAAGACCCATAACCGTACCGCCCGATGCGCCGCTTGTCGCATTTGTGAAACTCCATGCCGATATGTGCGAAGAATTCTGCGTGAAATGCGGTGAAGTTGCAGTGGAAGGATTGAAACCCGTATCGATATAGATCGTTGTGCTGGCATCGACACCGCTCCATCCATTATTTGCAGAAAAACAAGCAGTAGCCCCAGCGCAACCTGTTGAAACATTACCGTTTGCGGTCCCATTAAAAGTGCCAGGATTGACAGCATTGACGAGAGAATTTGCACTTGAATTGACAGCAAAAACATAAAGCACATCAAGTTTGGCAAACACACCATCAGTTACCATCCCGCATATCAATGTCGTAATAGCACTTGAATTTTGACTACCATCAAGCATACCATTATACGTAGTCGCTTGAGAGCAGCCGCCGCCTCCTGCCGAGGCCGAAACGAGCGGCAGCCAGCCAGCAGCGCGAACAGCGACAGCAGCAAGTACAAAGAAAACACCAATGACGGCGGCGAGCCGTTTCATGGCTTCTTTTCCTCCCCAGCACTTTCCTTCGCCTTCTCGGCTGCGTCGCGCTCGGCTTTCAGCGCCTCGGGTAGCTTGACCTTCGCAAGATCGCAAAAGTCCTGGAACCTCATGCGAAAGCCGTAAAGAGCCGCCTCACAGAGCAGCGGAATGATCGTCGCTTGATCGGCAAGCGTCAGCGGAATGTTGACCGTGGACTGCTGAGCGCCGGCACAAGATGGCGCAAGCAGAGCGAAAACAAGTAAAACCTTGCGCATTCAGCATCTCACTTCGGTGCAATGGGCGTATAGGTGCTAACCGCGTTTTGCTGCAGTATTTGCTGATCGAATCCGCTCACATCAGAAACGATCCCATTTTTTATGGTATCGGCCCAAAAGGTCAGCACCTGCCCCGCCGTGCAAATACCGTTTATGCTGCCATTGCAGCCCTTTTGATACGTCGCGATCATCTTCGCAATTGTGACATTAGGTGGCGTAGCCGTAGCGTCGCTATAAGTTTTTGTGCATCCGGCGCCAGAGCATAGGCCGACAGGTGCTGTTAGCGTGATCGTCAATGTATCGGCGATAGCCGCAAATGAAGTGCAAACCAGCGCCATAGCGATTAAAGTGCGTTTCATTTTCTTACGCTCCCTTCCACGAAGTGCCATCATAGAATACTGGACAAACCACAGACCCTCCACCTGTCGGAGCAGCCAGGAATGTGCAGGCGACCGCGTCGGTCACATAAGCCATCGCGCCAGTTATGCCTGTTGGCAATCCAGCTACCGTATAGCCCTTTAAAACAACCGGGATAGCTGCGGTGATCGCAGTAGCCGTCACCGTTAAGTCAGTTACGCCGCTGCTCTGAATAGACAACGTACCTAGATTATTCCAGGTCGTACCGTTTGCAATGCCTGCGCCAGAAGTAACATTGGTGCTGCTGTTGACCGTAAAAATAGACTGCCCTGATATGTTTGTATTATTTCCCAATAAAATTGTTGCATAGGCACTAGAAAGAGCATTACTATTTTGAGCATAAATAGCTCCTCCCTGACCATTATTGGACAAACTTGATTGTATAGTTGAACTAGCGGTAATGCCATTATTTAACGTAAGTTGCCCATTCCGAGATACGCTAAATTCACTCGTAGTGCCGGAAGCGCCGCCATAGAGATTAAATAATGTCGTGCTTGCACCTCTTGCCGTATCCGTAATACGAATAGCAACGACATCCGGCGATCCCGTTGTATTCAACGTGCCAGAAAGATCAAGCAAAGATGACGCATTCGATCCGGTAAGAGAATATCCGGTCTCCTTGATCGCTATGCTGTTAGCTTGGCCAACAACATTGATTCCCTCAGTTCCGAGTGCCCATGCATTGGTAAGCGTTACATTAGTTCCGGCCACCGGCACCTTAATATATGCACCATAGTAATTCGTAAATGTAGCCGCGCTTGATGCCGCAACCGTGTTGCCGCCAAAAACATCCGTATATGCAGCCGCAACCGTTCCACTCGACGATGTGTCAGTCATTGTCGCTGCAACATTCGCGTAGCGAATACCGCTCGTAGTCCATGCCGCCGCCGATATGTTGCCGCTCAAGACGAAACTGGCGCCCGCTACAGTAGTCTTTCCATTGAGCGTCGTGGTTCCTGTCGTACACAAAACATCCGTACCAATGGTGCAGCCGCCAATCGCAACCGAGGTCGCGGTCGCAACCCCGAGCGCAGGCGTAACAAGCGCTGGCGAGGTCTGCATCACCGCGACCGTACCACTGCCGGTCAGCGTGTATTCTCCAAGCACTCCCGCATTGTCGTAGAGAATGCGCGTCGTCGTCCCGCTCGTGATCGTGCTAGTTCCAACAGTGAGCCCACCGCCACTGCCACATGCGCCGGAGCCCACAGTGCCGCTGCTGATCGTGAGGCATTGGCCATTTGACCCGCCCGTAACAGGCGTCGTATTGACGACAATCGTTGTCTGCGCCGAAGCCGTTATGGTCTGCGGGTAGGCAGGCGACAGCGCGAAAAGTAGGCCAAAAAGAACACCAGCCAAGGTTCGTCGCATCACATCACCATGCCATGAATGAAGCCCGTAGTCGCCAGCGTCAACGTCGCACAAGTCGTGGAAGAAATCGCCGCAGTAATCCCTACCGAATAAACAGCAGGCGGTCCGCCAGCATAATTAACCGATCCAAAACCGCCGGCTGAAATCGGAATACACTCGACCATATTGCCAGATGCAACACCTGCCGTAGTTGATCCATTACTCGGTGCAGAGGTCGAATTGAACACCATCAACCAGCAAGCCGCCGAACATTCAGCGTAGACACTATAAAGATTGCCGGCCGCATTTTTAAGAACAAGTGATGACGCTGCCGAACCACCAACGACCGGTGTTATGCCAACCAATGCCGAAGATGACGGAGCAGGACCAACAAATGGAACAGCGTTCGCCGCAGCAGCAGGACCAAGCGTGATAATGCCTGGACTATCCGGCCGGAGATCGACCACAAGCGCCGTATTAGTTGCCGTAACCGGAGCAGTGTTTACTGCAACTTGACCTGTCGTAGTTGCAGTACCACCAAAAGCTGCAACATTAACTGGAATATTAGATTGATTACTCGCAACTACAACTGGCGACGAATTCGCCATCGTCGCTTGACCATTAACGTTCGCATTCGTGACATCGACATTGAGCGCGTTCGATGTCGATGCAATCACGTTGCCCGCGCCGTCTACAACCTGGGATTTTTGCGAAGCGTTCGTCTGGTTGGCAGAGGTCGCGAGCGTCGAGGTATTAAGATTGGTCCCAGCATTTGCGGTAACGGTAGGCGTATTTGTTATAAAAGCATTGACGCCCGGCACAAGAACCGCCCCCGGCGACGTGCCGTAATTCGCCATCGCGCCGAGGGTGCCGCCAGCCCAGGTCGTTATCGCTGACGATCCTCCGCCGCCTCCGCCACCACCGCCGGAACCCGTAGCGAGTCCCGTTCCGCCCGAAAGAACCACGAGGTTAGAAACCGTCCCCGTCTGGTCGATACAAGCGATATTGGTGTTGGCCCCGACCGTGTAGGAAAAAAACCCTCCTGGCGCTATTTGGTCTTCATTTGCAACCGCCGTCACACCGAGCGTGCAAGAAACGGCTGTCGTCCCGGTATTGTAGGCGACAACAACAATCCCGGCCGGCAGCGCAGTAGTTGCTGAAGAGCCCGTGGCGGTCAGCGTCGCGTAGGCGCCCCCTGGCGCGAAGCCGCCCACTGTGGCGCTAACCGTGGCGGTGACAGGCAAAGGGTTAGACGCCGAGACAGGGGGGCAGTTATTAACCCCTAGCGTCACACACGGACGCACAATAGCTTGCGCCGACCCCTCGACATAACTTAGTAAAAGCAGGGCGATGGCAAGCCCGAGTTTGCGGAGCATAGCTATTTTTCCTCTTTTTCCTCGCTCGACTTTGTTGGAGGAATGAGTTGGGTATTCGCCTGCGAGATCAGTTTTTGCAATAAGGGGTTGACCTCGTTCCACGGCGCCTCGCCGAGTTTTTTTATGATCTGGTTGGCTTCAGAAAGCGTTATGGTCCACGTAACATTGCGCTCTTGCGCCAAGACTCCCGCGGGCAGTAACAGCAATATCGCGATAAACGTGCGCCACATCATCGCTTTCTCACAATCCAGTTGGCCGCAAGCACGAACAGCGCGTAAATCGAAAGCGAGGTGATCTGGTAGACATTCGGATCGGGCACTGACCACCACAGCCACCACGCGCCGAACACGGTGAGTAGACAAAAAAGGTCGGCAGCAGCCACGAGAGCGCGCTGAGAGAGGGCACGCAGCGCCAGCATCACGCCGGCGACGGCCGCCGGCTCGGCGTCACCCTCTTCAACTATCTCGAACTTTCGCTCGGCCATTACCCACTTCCTCTACTTGCGCTGCAAAGTCCTCGAAGGTCGGCGTATCGTCCCGCTCGGGCGTCTTGCTACGGTTCTTGCTCACTATAGCAAGATACGCCGCCAAAGTCTTGAGCGCATCCACCTTCTCGCCAAAGCGAGGGGCGCCCTTGCCCGACTTGACCGCCTCGGTTGCGACGTGGGCAGCGAGCGCCCCAATGTCGTCGTCTATGCTCATTCGACGGCCTCCGATGACGGTTCTGACGCCTGTTCAAGTCCCTCGCCCACCCCCGCCCCAACGGCGCCGCCACGCTGGAGCGCCTTTTGAACCTGTTGGCGCACTATCTCGCGTGCCGCGGGATCGCCAGTCAATCCTTTCTGCACCCAGCGCAGGAAAGCGGGCGAAGTCGCGAGCTTACGCACGAGACCGTAGTAGCTGCCAAGCATTGTTCGTCCAGTCGCGTCGGCAAAAGGGACGATCTTGGTCGGTGCCATTAATGTCCTTGCAATTGCGCCACCGCGTCCCAAGATCGATGCCCACGGGTGCTCCACTTTGGACTGTGCAGACATCGACTTAGCGGTACCCTGCGTCCCCCTGGTTGACATCAAAAAATCCATCTCTTTGGCAAGCTGCTGCATCTGATCGAGCGTCACTCCGGGGAACATGACCCGCTGCACCTCGGGCGATATCTTGGCAAGTTCCTTGCCCGGCTCAAGTGTCCCCTGAAGGATGCGTTGCGCGTGTACCTGCCGGAGCATCTCGAACTCGGGCGAGTCTTCGCCAAACCGCGCGGCGGCGGCGAGGATCAAATCCTCCGAACCTAGAATGCGGTCAACCGCATCAGCGGCGCCCGTCGTGGGCTTGAGCAAGAACCCGAACGGACCGGCCAGCCGCTTGGCCCGCAAATCAGCCGACTCCTTCTTCGTTGCCGCCTCGATCCCGCCCATCTCGCGCTTGAGCGTGCCCAGCGGATCCTGTTTAGCGACCGCTTTGGCGGCGTCACCCGCTGCCCGCGCGCGAGCAATTATTTCGGTCACGGTGTCACCAGGCCGCACCGGTATCTCCAGGCGTCCGCCCAGCATCTCGATGCGCCGCGCCTGCTCGATGAGCTTGGCTGATGCCTCGCGCCCGTGCACCGCCTCCAGCATATTACCGACGCTGCGATGTCGCTCCAGAACTTGACGGGCGAAAGCACGACCATCGATCTGATCGGGCACTAAAGTCTTGCTGGCATCTAACATGGCCTGCACGTCGGCCGCCTTGACGCCTGCCCACAAGTTGGGACCCACCAGACGCGCGACCGTCCTGGTGAGGTCCGAGCGTCCCTCCCTGACGAGCGTGTCGAACAGGTTCTTGGGATCGGCCGGCATGCCTGACTCAAGCCCGCTTACCACCGCCTGGATATGCTTGTCGGTCAGCGGCCTGATGGCATCGCGGTAGAAATCATCCGCTGCCCGCAGCGCGCGCGCCGCCTCTTGCAGCTCCGGCACCGCGCCGGGATCGTTGAGAATCTCATCCACCCGGTTGGCAAAAAACTTGAAGGTGCCCTGCTTCACATCGGGCGTGAGATCGAGGTGATTGTAATTGGCGCGCAGCACGGAGCGCAGATTGTGCAGCTGCCCGAACGTAGGCGTCGCAGGCTCCTTCTCCCACTCGCCGGTCGGCACGCCATGCTCATCTAGCTTCTGGACGCCCGCGAGGTCGCGAATCTGCTTGACGATCGAGGGGTAGCGGTTCTCGAACCCTTCCGGCAGCTCGGCCAGGAACTGCGCGGCGCGCTCGGGGAGCCCCGCCATGTCGGGCAAGTGCCCACCCGCAAGCGCATCAGCCTCGTTGTACATCTTGCGCGCACGCGCCTGGATACCTTGCTTTACTGCCTTGAGCTTCTCACCCACCATCTGCCACAGATCGCCGGAATTACCTCCTGCCTTGGACACCTTAACGGCACCGTCAATGTCCTGTTGGATGTCCCGAAACCCTGCATCAATCAGGTTTTCAGCGGCTTTTCGCGCCGCAACTTCGGCCTGCCGCAACCCCTCAACGCGCGCGCTGTGCTCGCCCGCCTGACCCACGACCCTGCCGAGCGCAGCGCCTACCTCGCCCTCCCGCCTCGCCGCGTGCTCCGCCGCGAGACGCGCGTCCTGCTCAGCAGCGACCGCTTGCGCACGAACGAGGATCGCCGTACCGGCGCGCTCCGTGGACACCGCTTCGGTCGGACTGGAAATCGAGCCCGCAGGTCTATCGCCAAACTGCTCTAGGATGTCACCCGCTTTTTTCTCGTAGTGACGAGTAGCCGATTGTAGAAGCGGTTTTTCAGTGTGAAAAGCGGGATCAAACACCTCGTGCACGTTCTGAAGATGCGGCGCTCCCTTGGCCCAACCCGACAGCGGAGCCATTGCACCAGGCTCAGTAATGCCTAACATGCGCAATAAAGCGTTCGAAGACTCGTGTTCACCTCGCTCGCCACCTTGCTCGCCTAACGTAATAGCCGTTTGCAGCCCTTCGGGATCGACGCCAAGAAATTCGGCCGCCACGCCAGGCAGTCCCAACTTGGCGCCACGCATCCGGGGCAGCACGGAAGCAACACCGCGCCCCATCGCAGTCCCGGCGCCTGCCATCACGCCCGAAGCGCCCAGCTCCATTGCCTCCTCGCCCGCGGAACGATCGTAGACCCCCGCGAGCGCCATGATCGCGTCGTTAAACCCCTGGCCCACCGCGCCGCCCGCTGCCGCGCCACCGACCGCCCCTGGCAGGCCGCCCGCGAGACCGCCGCCGATCTCACCCGCAACCGCGCCTACGGTCGGAAAAACGCCGCCCGTCGCCGCGGCGCCGGCTGCCTTCCAGTTCTCAGCGAGCGACTCGTGCTCTTCCGACGGCCCTCTGGGACGACGGCGCGTGCCGTTCCGCTCCTGGACGTAGAGACCCTTCGGATCGTTCCTGATCTCAGCGCCGGGATAACCGCGCTCCAAAGCGCGACGCTGTTCCCGCTCGTTGACCGCCATGTTGAACAATGAATGAGTCGTGAAATCCACGCTCTCATAGCGCGGCTTGGTACGCAGATTGCCGCGTGGGTCAAGGAAGTCGGCGCCCTCGGGCACTGCTTCGTAAGAATCTTCATCCGCGACCGACCACGGCTTGGTTCGGGTATTGCCCTGCGGATCAAGGAAGTCGGTACCAGGAGAAAGAGCGTCGTACTCCTGCTGGGACGCTACTTTCGGAGGTGGCGCCTTGTAGGCAATGTCGGGCCGGTCCCGCATCGGTGCGCGGGGCTCGGCTGCAAGCCCGCGCTCCTTGAGAAGAGAGCGCTCGGCATCGAGCTGCGAGGAATACGCGTCACTCATCGCTGGCAGTCCGCGAGGCGCGCTTGCGCTTCGGCTTCAAGCCGGGAGGAAGCTCCTCGTCCTCATCCCTCACCAGCTCGGGCAGCGTTTGCTTCGGCGAAGCAGCTTTCTTGCGGGGCGTGCGAGCGGACGCGACAAGCCCTTTGGAACGCGCGGTGGGCGGTACCGTGCGCCCCGGCACCGGTATCTTGGTCGAGGTGACTGCCGGCGGCAGGCCCTCCAGGATGCTTGACGGCAGGCGGCTGCCGTATTCCGACGGGTTGGTCAGGTTCTCCCAACCCTGCTTCTGAGCCTCGGCGCCGCGCGGCAGCACCGTCGCATCATAAGCGTTGGGAACCACAAAGGAAGCGTCGAATGGCAACGTGGCAGCCGCCGCGATAGTCACCGGGCTGTGCCCCTTGTCAGCCAGGGTTTTGAGAATCTCGGCGTGCTCCTTGTTGTACTCCTTGAGCGTGTTGACGAGAGGCGTCGCCGCGGTCTTGTCACCAGCTGCTAGCGCCTTTTCGGCTTTTTCGGCAGTCTCTTCCCACTTTTTTATGTACTTGTTGGCAGCGGACGCCTGCCGCAGCTTCACGGCGTAGGGGATCGCTGCAGAGAGCGAGGTCCCAATCCACGGGAGCATAGAGTTGAGAACGGGATAACGGTCGCGGAAGGCCGCGGTGCGCGCCTTGTATTCCGCCGCTTCCTTCTCATCGGCCTGGTGCTTGCGCTCAGCCTTGTCAGCCCAAAACTTAGTACGCTGCTCAGCATTAAAACCACGGTAAAGAGCACGCTCGTCCTCCGGCAGGCTCGAAACCTCGGCCTCAAGCTTGGTTCTGGCCTCCTCGTCGTGCTTAGCACGTTCTTCCTTCTCGCGCCCCTCCCTCTCTTGCTCGACTTGACGCTCGCGCGTTTCCTTCTCGGTCTGGGCGCGACGCTCGCCCGCCTCCTTGGCGAACGACTGGAGCAAAGCCGGCCGATCGGCGCGCGGGCTTCGGCGCAAAATTTCCTTCTGCTCCGCCGTCAACCCCTCGTCGCCCGCCTCAGCCCTTGATGCTGCGAGCGTCGTGCCCGCCCCTGCACCGGCGCCGAGCAACGTCGTCATGAGCTGCCGCACCATCGGCCGTGCAAGCGGCATCCCGGCACGCACTGCGGCGCCGCCAACCGGTATGGCCGCCGACATAGCGTGGGCGCCTGCCTCCGATGGATTGTCTGCCTGAATAGATTCCTGGGCGCTCAGAGCCGCGCCCACGGGCGTGAGATCAAGCGCCGAGATGCCGCTGCCGCCGACACCAGTCGTACCAATGCCGGACGACCCAATCGTCTCGCGTGCCATCTGACGCGTGTGGTAAGACGCGCTATCGGGCAATATAAAGTTGGCAAGCCGATCACGCCACGTCGGCTCGTAGGCGCGCAATTCCGCATTCTGCGAGGAAATGGGCTGCGAAAAAAACCCGCCTGCCTCGCCGGCACGTTCTGACCGGGCGGGAGGAAGCTCCTCCGCCTGGGCCGCCCCTACTGGATTGAAAAACGACGCGATTTTACCAAAAGAAGACTCGTTGGAAGACCTCTTATCCGCCGGCGTCTTGATGGGTGCCGCGTCCCACGGCATCTTCTCGTCGCCAGTCCCGCCAGCAGGAACTGTTTCACGTGGAGCACGAGGAGCGCCCGCGTCGCGAGGATCGAACACGCCCTCATAGCGACGCGTTGATTGCTCGCGCATCGTCCTAAACAGTTCCTGAAGGCGCAGGAGGCGCTTGGCGGTGTTCGCTGTGGTGTCGCCAGCGCTGAGACCAGGGATGATCCGTGCGATCTCGGCTTCTTCGGCCGCCAGCGGGCGTCCTTTCGATTCGTTGAGAAGCCGTGGACCCCACTCGCGCAACTCGGAAATGTAGCTCGCGAACTGCGCCCGATCGGTCGCGTTCGACCCGAACACGTTGCCCACCACTTCCGCAGGACGCGTGATCCGCCCGCCGAGGCCCGCAAGCGCGTTGTGCTTCTTGAGCAGCGCCTCGACCTTATCAATCGTTTGATCCGACAACTGGAGTCGCTCGATCTGTCCCGCGAGATCGTCCTTGGTCTTGCCCGATATTGCCGCACCCTCAGTCTTAAGCTGCCGCGACACGTCTTCACGAATGCGGGCGATGTCCTCCTGGCTCTTGCCTTCCAGCTCACCGCTCTGGCGTTTCTCCTCCATGATCTTGCGTACCGCGTCAGCGCGCTGGCGCTCGTCGGTGAGGTTGACATTGCCCCCGCTGCCCGCTCCACCAAGATACGGTCGCGTCAGCGCCTCGGTGATCTCCTTGTTCTTGGCGATCAGCTCATCGGCCGTCGGCAATCGCCCCTTGCCCTTGATGGTTTCAGCCGCGAACTGGCCCAGCGCCTGCGCGCGCGGGTCGCCCGGCTTCATGTGGAGAAAAAACGCGTTGTTGAACGCGTCGAGCAGCGCCTGCCCCCTCTGAGTCGGGTCCTGAATGTGCTCCTCAATCGTCTTGGCGTCGCGCTCGAACACCAGCTTCTGGAGTCCGCGCCCCGTCATCTCCTGCACGGCCTGCCCGGTCTTGTTGATCGCGTCGGCGCGCTTCTCCATCGCCTCGTACAGCTCGGGGAACATGCCGTGCTCGATGAGCACCATCTCCTTGCTCATCCCGAACTGAGCTGCCACCATGCGCGCTTTTGCCGCACCCGCCGCCATATCCGTGTCCATCAGACGCAACGCATCGCCCAGGCGCTCGTGCTCAAGCTGATGGCGCTTGAAAGTGAGGTCGGTGTTCTCCTTCCACGCGTCATGAGCGCGGTTATACGCCTCCTCGTCGCCAGCCCTGACTGCGTTCATAGCGGCAGCCGAGGCGTTAAGGGCGTTCTCCATCGGGGCGCGCGTGAACGCGCTCGCGAGCATCCCGAACACGCTGCCAAGCGAGCCGAACGCCTGAATCGGATCGGTCTGGTACTTCTTGCTCTCAGCGCCCGCGTCCCACTTCTGAAACTCGCCGGGCCCAACACCCTCCGCTTCGTACTGATGCTCGATCCGCGCGCGATCACGTTCCATGCGCGCCTCGGTCTGCGCATCCACGTCGAGCAAGTGCTTGAACGTGCCGCGCTGAGCCTGCGTGTAATCTTCCTTCAATCCCGGCGGCAAACCGTCGTCGTCAGAAACTGGTAAAGCTCCGCCCGTACCACCAAGCGGGATGCGCGCACCCGTCATGTTTTGCGGTTGCTTGCCATCCAAAAGGTCGTTGCCAACAAAGGCAGAATCAGTCATTTCACGCCGCCATCCTCGTCATCGGCCCCGACAGCGCGCCCGCGAAATTAGCAATGGCTTTCCCCATATTCGCGGTCTGCTGCTGGTCAATCTGCATTAGTTTATCGAGTATCTGGCTCGATAGCTGCACCTCGTTCGCACCAGCCTGGAACAACTGCTCGCCCTCCTGCGCCACCGCAATCAACGCGTTGCGGTCAGCCGACGCCAAGTCCTGCGCCAGCGCGCTGTTCTGCGTCGGATCGGTCGAGAGCCCGTTGCGCGCCGCGTTGGCGATAATCTGCGCCTTGGCAGCCTGGGTCGCGCGATCGACCGCCGCCTGCAACCCCGCCGGCAAAGTGCCGGTCTGCAGGTAGCTCATAAACTGCTGCCCCTGCGCGCTAAGCTGGTTCGCCTGCCCCTGGAGCTGATTCTGCTCGGGCAGTTTCTTCTGCCCTTGCATCATGTTATAGATGAGCCCGCCGGTACCGGCAGCGACGCCCAGCGGATTCTTGAGAATCTGATTACCGATCGCGCCAGGAATCCCCTCGACACCACCGATCAGCTTGCTGATGAAGCTATCGCCCCCACCCGTCGCGGCGCCAAGATCGAGACCGGGCGTACCGGGGCGAGGAATTGGCAGCGGCACATCGCCCGACGCAGCGTCGGCAAAAGAAAGCACGTTGCCCCCACCCCCACCACTCCCGATCAGATCGGTAATCGCGCCGCCGGCATCACCAGTCGCAGCTCCTCCCTCCGCCGCGAAGGGCAACGCACCACCAGCGGCTTCGGCTCCACCAAAACCGAGCGCACTACCCGCCCCAGCGGCCAACCCAGGCAAGGCAGCAAGCGCAAAAGGCGCCGCGACCGCTGCAGTTCCTTCCAGCGTCTGCGCCAGCTCATTCGGCCGGAACATGCCGCTGATATCATTGCCGAGATTCGAGGTCTTGCCTTCAAACAAATCGCTAAAAAAGGAGATGGCAGCCTCCTATCATAACCTCGCGAACACAACCTGCCGCGTGAACAGCCGCCCCATGCGCTCCTTGATCATGTCGTGCGGCACATCGCTCATGGCCTCAACCATCACAGCATCGACGCCCTGGTTCTTTCCCCACCTCACGAACTCGTCGTAGAAAGCGACGGCCTCGCGATCGTGCCCCTCCTTAACGAACACGAACATCTCCTGCACAACGGGCTTCATCTCCAGCGGGTGCGCGCGCGTGACCGTCGCAAGCGCCACACCGTGCTCCTGGTAGAGGAACAAAAACTCGTTCGAGTAGATGATCCCGCGCAGCCAGCCCGCGAGATCGCGCGCGGTGCGATGCGGATACGCCTTGAGCAGACGGTCCGTGATCCAGCCTCCGTGGCGGTCGAGATCAGGCACCTCGAACCGGCGCATCGCAATTTGCTCTCGCACCACCTCGCGCTTTGCAATTTCAGCTGTTACGGCCATACGCGCCTCATTGCCCCAATATAAACTTCGCTTGCCGCATGTACGCAGCCTGCACTTGCGCCGGCTGTGCCGCACATACCGACTGCTGATCCGCCGGTTTTGCCAACGCGATATTGTTTTCCAGGATGCAAAGCATCAACGCTAGTTGCACTACCGTCATTTCCAACCCTCACAGATTAAGAAGCGTCCTCGCCCTGTCGTGGTTGTCGCCGTTGTCATTCATCCAGCGTATCACGTCCTGCGGGTCGCGCCAATCGATCGAGAGCAAGTCGTAGCCCTGGATGCCCAGCGCGTTGTTCATCTGGTCGTGCATCGCCTGGTGACGATAAAGCCACGAGGAGTCGTCGCGCCGGAACGGGTCAAGCACGTACTCAACGACCCTGATTCCCAGCGTCTGCAAGACCACCCGGTCAATGTCGCGATGGTCGGCGGCGTGCGCAAAGGACCAGCGAGTAAAATCGTCCTCCGTCCACCCTTCCTCGGTGAGCTGGTCAATGTTAGGCATCAGCCACGATACCCCACCACGTCCTCGCCCAGCATAATCGACACCAACGACGCATCCGCCGCATTAGTCTTCCACGTCATCCCGGTCAGCTCGCCCACCTGCCCCACCGCTTGCGGCGGCACCACAAAGTAGCCAGTCGCGGCCGGACCGGCAATCGTGTAGGTCGCCGAGTTAGCTGGCGCCTGCTGGTCCACGATCGCAGTCAAATTAGGGGAAACAACGCTATCGTACTTGGCAAGACCCCACAGGCGCGTCGCGGCTTTCTTGAACAAGAAACCACCGGGCGCCTCCCACAATTTGGTCTGCACCGTCTTCTGGAAGCCCGACGAGGGGACCGCGAACAGCGGCTTGATCGTGATGCCGTCGGTCCCGTAGGTCGTGATCTGCGACTGGATTTCCTGATGCTTCACGTAGGTCAGCGTCATACTTTGCTGCGACGCGAACCACTCCTTCTCGTGGTAAAGAAACAGCTTGTTTACGGTCGCGCCCGACACCGGATCCACGATCGCCGCCAGCACCACAATCGCCTTCTTGGAACCGAAGATCGTCGCCTGCGCAGCCGACGGCTGCATGCCAAAGTTGTAGCCGTTCGCCAGCGTCGCAACCGTGTTCCACACGCCATCCAGCTCGTGGCTGATCTTCTCGACGTTGCCGCCACGAATAACGTGCACGCCAAAGGCGTTCGCAAACAGCACGTCGCGCCCAAAACTTTCTACCGACGCCGGGAACGGCGTGCCGGTCTGCGTGTCGGCATTGAGGTTCGAGAAGGTCGTGGTCGGCGGCGTCCCCGTCGTCTGCACACCGCTGATGTAATTGACCGATGAGTCGCCGATCGCCCACAAGTAAGCGTTCGCCTGGATGAACTTGGAGTAATTGACGCGCAAGACCGAGTCGGCCGACGTGGTGTTGCCCCCACCATCCGAGGTCGCGAAGTCAGTGAGTGAACCGGGAGCGCTCCAGTAATAGGTCGCCCCATTCGCGACCCACGCATGCCCCTGGTAGATCTCGACCGTCGTCCCCTGGATCGCAAAAGGCATGAGCGAGATAGTTGCGGTTGCCTGGACCGCTGCGTCATTTATCGCAAGCGTAGGAGGCGTATTGGTACCATAAAGACCGGCCCCGACAATAGTTACGCCTGTAATGACGCCGCCGGAGATCACCGGCTGCAACGTCGCCTGCGCAACCGGCGAGCCACCGCCCGACGCCGTGATCTTGGTCGAGGGCGAGTAGCCCGTACCAGTCGGCGTCCCGGTGACGCTACTGACATAAAATCCTGCACCGTTATCCGTGACCGTCACAGTTGGTGGCGTAGAAGACGTGTATTCGTTATGTCCACTAAAACCGTTAGGAACAGGAACCGCACCTGTTATAATACCTCCCACTATCGTCAACTGTACAGCAGGAACGCTTCCTGGGTTATTAAAAGGATTTCCGCCAGAGAGAGAAGCCGTGGTATTACTGCTGTATCCACTCCCGCCGTTGTTCACCGTAATGCTACTAACAAAGAAAATACCGCCGCCACGGGCTGTCATAACAGCCGTCAACACGGCGCCAGACCCACCCGCTTGATGACTTAGCACCGCCGTGAGAGACGCTCCAGTGCCAGTCGAAGCTCCTCCAGTCAGCGTGAGCGTCGGCGTATCGCCAGCAATATATCCAGTTCCCGGATTGAGCACCGTGATGCCGGTAACCTGCCCATTGCTGACAGTCGCCGCGAATGTCGCCCCCGTACCATGACCGCCCGAAATGACGACTGCGGGCGGCGTCTGATAAGCCGCTCCAGCATTAGTCACCACAACCAGCGGCGATAACCCGCCCGCCCCAAACGTCGTCGTGCCATCCCAAAGCCAATATCCGTTCGTCTGGTTGGAAACGGTAATGAGGTATTGCTGCCCCCACTGCGTGATCCCCTGGTTGAGTACCGACGGATTGATAATCGAACCGGCCGTTAATATCGTCGTGACCGCAAGCGTCGTCGTGTTGACCACGACCACCGAACCGTCGGACATAAACACAACGCAGTAGGGCGTCACTCCGATGTTGAAAAAATCGAAGAATACGATCGTCAGGGAATCGGTACGCGTGAAGATCGCACTGCCCACATCCCACAGAGTACGAAGTTGCCGCGGCCCGACCCGGATAAAACCGTCTATCCAGTAGCACTTCTCGTCCGGCACGCCGGTCCGGCCGCCCGACGTATCAAGTCCCATCCACTGGTCGTGGATAAGAGGTTGCGGTCCCGCGGGGAGATACGGGTTAGCCTGCTCTTGGGCTGCTTGCTCGGGCTGTTCGAGAGACATTTAGTAAGTCCAAGTCCAATGCACTTTCGAACGCCTGACCATCCAATTTCCAACTAAATACATTACTCGCCGCCAACGTGGATACGAATACCAGCGAGCCAAAGACTCTTGATTAAGCCGAACGTTCAAATCGCGAAACCGCTGAAACATAGGGTCTTGCCCCTTTGCGTGCTCGCCAAAAGAACCCATATTAGATTCTCCCGTATCGATTGGGCGCGCGCCCAACCCGCGCATAGTTGCTGTAGCGCAGCAAATGCATGTCAAACAGTTCGAGGTAGAACTTAGCAGCATTGTAATTTTGAAGGTCGAGGTAGCACAAATGTGCAGTGAAATACTTCACTGCCTCGCTCCAAGGATCAGGGAGAATCTCGACGCTCAAGTCGGTCTTCAGGTCTTGCGGCAAGCACAGACAATCCATCTCGTACTGATACGCTTGCGACGGCAACGGATAGACAAACAAGCTTCCCGCCGTCCCCTGACCAAATTGAGCAGCGAACGCTGGCACATACTGGTATTGAAACGGGTACTGGCGAATCATCGCCTGATAGTCGGAGAACGCCGCAACGTAGAGCGTGTAGCGATAATTCGCGTAAATCACCGACACCGTGCGCGCATAATAGATCGCCCCCACACCGGGGAACGCGCTGAGATCGATGTCAGCGTAATTGTAAACCTCCAATCCCTGACTAAACTGCGTAGTCGCCGAGAGCACCGGCGTCGCCGCCGCCCCAGTTCCCCCGCCGCCCGAGAACGATATCTGCGGCTGGAAGTAGCCATAGCCGCCGTAGTTGATGTCCACCGTCGAGACCTTCCCGCCGCTGATCAGAGCCTGCGCAGTCGCCTGGCTGCCGTTAGGAAACGCCCCCATGCCCGACGGAAAATCCGGCGCCGTGATCGTGACCGTAGGGGGACTGGTGTAACCCGACCCGCCGGCCGTCACGCTCGCCGACATGATCGAGCCCGAAATCGGCGTGAGCACGCGCACGCACTGCGCGCGCATCGCCACCTCGCGGCGCGCGGTGTTGACGTGGGCGATCATATCAAGCGGGTTGATCGACTCTTGACGTGCGTCGCGCAGGAGGCGAGTGGTGTCCTTTAAATACTGATTCAGCGACGCCATCAGCCCGTCGCCTTCTGCAGACCGAGCTTGCTCGTAAGCGTCGGATCAAGCGCTTGTTCGTACTGAGAGCGCAGCACCGATGGGTTCGCAAATTGTCGCGCGCGCCCCATGAACGTCTTGTACTGCCCGAATAAACGCTCGGCATCCGCAATCCGCGCATTCGTCTGCGCCGACATGAGCGCAAGATACGCAGCAAAGAACGGTGCAGCGTCAGTCCATAAAAATGGAATTGCCTCCACGTCGCCGTCGGCCGCTAGCTTCTGCGGGTAGCAAACGCAATCGCAGCTGAGCACATAGACCAGGTCGGGGGGCGGGTCGAGGTAGAAGCTCCCCGACGCGCCGCTCCCCGTGCTCTGCCCGCTTGAACCCTGAGCGAATTGACTCCACTCGACCGGCGAACCCGCCTGCGGCTCCGGGTTGTTCAGCGAGAACAGCTCAAACCACGGCCACGCTCGCGACTCAACGCGCTGAAAACCGTCGCCGACCGCGTAGCGCACCGACCGGACGTGAATCACGCCCTGCACGCCCGTCGTCGCCGCGACCCCGACGTTGATGGACGAGAAGTTGTAGGCGCGCTGCCCGATAACGGTCGGAATCGTGCCAATGGCGCGGATACATTCACCCTCACCGGCGAGCTGCCCGCGCGCCGTATTGATCCACCCCGTGAGGTCAGACGTAGCGTAGAGTGGCGATGGCGCTGCCGGGTTCTGGAGAAGCTGCTGGGTTTGAAGGAGATATTGATTGAGCACCGGCAGTCCTCCCGCCGGTCACACACGCCTCAAAACCGGGTTGGCAGGTGTCGATCGTCCAGCGTCCAGCACATAATACGCCTGCGATCCATCGGGGTTCAAGCACAGCAGCGGCGTATGAAGCTGCTGCGCCCGCGCCATGGCCCCCGGCGTCGCGCCCGAGTCGGGCAGCGTATGCACTTTTTGCGCAAACTTCTGTCCGATACCGGCGCCCGTGACCGCAAGGCTATAGGTCTCAGCCACGTTACGCCGCCGGCTGGATGATGCACACGTCGGGCTTGGAACCCATCGTCAACGAGATGGTGCTGGTGCCCACGATGGTGCCGGTCGTGGCTGTGACCGGATCGGCAATGAAAAGCGGTGACGGCGCCGAGAAGAACAGTCCGCTATCGTAGATCGTCCCAACCTGCGCCGCAATCGTGCCGGCACCGCCAACCGTTAGCGCGATCTGCGCGGCACGCGGCCGCGCGCGAAGGAAGAGAAAATCCTCGCTGTTGGTGAACGTGCCCTGCGGCGGGTAGCCGCCGACGGTCGTCACATATCCCAACGTGCCGGCATCTCCCGAAATCGTCGAGCCCCCGATCACCGACGCCGTGACCACGGTCTGAAGCATGACCGGATTGACGCTGCCCGCCGTACCGACGCCCGACACCACCAGCGAGATGTTTGCCGGGTTCGCAATCGGGTTGCCGGGGTTGGTGCAAAGCAGGCCGGTAAGCGAGCCCGACGCGCCGACCGTGAACGTGATGGTGCCGAGAGTGATGCCCGTCACGAGATTCGGATCGGTCGGGTTCGGCAGACACACCGCGTTGAACGTCGTACCAGTGTAGCCGGCACCCGGATTGGTAAAGGTGAAACCGCTGACGGTCCCGCTGGAGATCGTCGCGTAACCCGACGCCGCGATGCCACCGACGCCGTTCGGGTTCGATCCCGCCGGCGGCGGCGAAGGAATCATCACGATCGGCGGCACACCATAACCAGCACCCGCATTAGCGGTCACGATCGTCGCCGTGTTCATTGACAACTGGCCACCAACAATCGGCTGCCACGTCGAACCGCCACCGCCGGTCACCGCGACCGTGGTCGATGCTTGCACGTAGCCCGAACCGGGCGCAATGATCACGCCCCACACCGGACAGCCAAGCCGGTTGGAGATGCGCAGGTTGAAGCCGTCACTCTTGACGTAATAGAGCCCGTCATTCCACGCCGCGGCGGCAGCCATCACCCACACGCCGGTGACGGGGTCGAGGAACTCCAATGTGAGGTACGAGCCAAGCGATATCGCCCACGTACCCGCAGGGATCGGGATCTGGTCGCCGGCATTCAGCGTGATCTTGTTGCTCGGCGCATCCAGCGGAGCGTTTTGCAGCTCGCTGGGATACAAATTCTGCGGCAACTGAAAGCCAAGGCCGGGACCTGACAGGGGAGCGGACACTGGCTAACCTCCTTAGAACGAAGCGCTGAGCGGGGACAAATTATAGCCCCAGAAACCCGAGCTGGACTTGGCCGACACGTAGTCGTAGCCAACCACCACGACGCCCTGCTGCCCGATCTGCCCGAGCGGCACCAGCGAGTAAAAGCCAGAGAAGTCGAACGCCGCGTCCTCCGACAGGTACATCGCCGTGTACTTGACATTGACCCCGAACACATTGCCCTGCGGCACGAAGTGATCGGCGAAGATCGGTACGCCCGACACAATGAGGTTCGGGAACGACGACCTGATCTCGATGTCCTTGCTGCCGGCCCCCGACATGCCGGGATAGACGACCTGCTGCTCGTTCCCGATAAAGTCCTTATTGAGCGTCGCGTAATCGCCGGGCGCCATGACCACGAAAGTCGGCGCTTCGCCACCCGCGTTATTCGTGACGTAGGCGAGCAGCGTAGACATAGTCGAGCGCGTGAAGCCGATCGTGCCGAGGTTGAACGTGCCCGACCCGAGATTGATGTACTGGCCCTTGAAGGCCGAATTGCCCGCAGCCGTGCGCGAGATGCCCCCGTAGGTCGGGAAGTTGGTCCCGTCGTCGAACGCATCCTGCATGCTGTTCGGAAACAGCGGGTTCGACGAGTTGTTCGTAAACGACAGCCGCGCCATGTTCTGACGCGTCACCGCAAATACGTCGTTCATGCGCGCCTTGAGAAGGCTGATCTCGCGATCGGTCGCCTGCAGCACCGTCTCGCCAAAGGGGAGCGGCACGGGCACGACCCAATAGGCAAGATTCCACTGGCCGTTTTGAACACCGGGCGTGATAACGGGACTGTTGAAGCCGCCGCCGTAGCCAGTAAATTGACCCTGTACCATGCTTTGCCCTTGCATTGGTACGGTAATCTGGTTGAGGCCGCCAGCCGCACGCTGCGCGTTGCCGGTCATGTAAAAGAGGAAGGGGCTTCCAAAGTAAATTTGAACGAAAAGTCTGGGCACAAACGCCCTTCTCATAACAGCCGAAAGCTCGTTATAAAGGCTGCCCGCCGCTGGCGCGACGCCAATACCAGGAAGTGGCAAACTAGCCTCCTACGTTAGCGTCGCGCTTGTCCGCGAATCTCGCTCAACGCCTCGCGCGCGAGCTTGTCCACCACAAGCGTTGACTGGCCCTGCGACTCGATGAGCTTCTTAAGGTCCACCTGGTCGTCAGCCGGCGGCGCGAGGAAATCCCACGGTCCCGAACTGGCGCTGGTCGCGACCGGCGTCTGCGGCGGATGCTCGCGAAGGAAGTGAGCCCAAGCAATCTTCGGCTTGGTAATGCCCTCTTCTTCCATGATCTTGCGCACAGCCGCTTCGCCCTCAGCAAGCAGGCCGTGGTTCCGACGCAAATCTTCGAAGTCGCGCTCGATGCCGGTGCTCAGATCGGAAAGCTTCTTCTCCTGCTCGCGCGCTGCCTTCTCGTCGGCGAGCTGCTTCTTCAGTTCCTCGACGGAGGTTTGGAGCGGCGCCACGCGCTGCTCAAGCGGATCAGGCTGATCCAGCTCGGGAATCTCGGCTTTGGGATCGAACGCCTTGTTGGCCTCAAGCAGCTTGCGCCGCGCGACGGGATTCTTCATCCACGCACCGATCTGCTCACGCAGTTTACGGTTAGCGCGAACTTCCTCCTCGTCCACTTCGATAAGCGCCATCACTTGGTTCCGATGCTGCTACCCGCGTTCGGGATGTGGGAGATAGTCATGGCGGGCGACGACGCCTGCGCCGGCAGGTGCGACTTGCGTCCCTGGATGTCATCCGACTCCATATCGACGCGCACGATCTGCTCGTCCGACTTGGGGATCGACTTGGCGGAATTGTGAAAAAGGTCCATTCGCTCGACTCCTCAAACGGCGTGGCCGCGACGCGGCCTCGCGACGTGTTCAACCGATCGGCCGGACAAATGCTGTTCGCCGGACAAGAGCGGCGTGCCGGGCAGCGTGTCCTCGCGCACCATGGCAGTCGCCGTGTTCTCGTACTTGGACGGCATCTCGTCCTTGCACTTGAAAATGTCGGTCATGCAGCCATCCCT